GAGTTGCCGGTCAGCGCGTACCGCGTCGTGGGCACCCCGCCGAGGTAGATCTCCGTCGGCGTGTTGCTCCCCGTGACGCCCGACCAGCAGAGGGACCCCGCGCCGATGTACGCCTTGTTGATCGCATCGACGAGCGAGCTGCACGCGAAGACAAAATCCAACACGCCCGCATTCGTCATCGGCAGGGTGGTCACGGGCCCGAACCCACCCGTGTAGCGCCCATCCTCGAGCGTCAGCTCATCATCGCTCTTGACCGCCAACGGCCCCACAGCCGTCACATCAAGCGCGCCGGCCGAGTAAAGGTCTCGCTGGCCCGTGCCCCCCACCTCGAGCGCGTGCCCCGCCGCATCCTCATTCGTGACCTTGACCGCGCCGCCCCCGTCCGGGATCACGATCTCATTGCCGAGGTCGTAGGCCTCCTGGAGCGAGCCCCCGCCCCGCTGGAGCTTCCAGCGCCAGTGCAGCAGGTCGGGGTCGTTCAGGAAGACCGCGTCGAGCAGGTCCGCCCGCACGTAGGCCGCCCAGCCCTCCACGGCATGGTCCAGCAGCCACTCCGTCCCCGACCACTCCACGAGGTCGTTGACCAGGGCCCCGATCCCCCACCCCGCATGCACGGGGCTCGCCGAGTAATCGAGGATGTACCGATCCCCGACCGTCGGGCTGCCCGGCGGCGCGCCCGTGGGGTCCACGATCGCCAACACGCGGGGGCGCCGCACACTGACCTCGCCCACGCCCCCGCCCGCGAAGGCGAAGAGCTGGCGCGTCTCCCCCGGCGCGAGGACGCTCGCGTTCCACCACGCGATCGAGCAGTCGTCGAGGACATAGCCCAGGACGCGATAATCGGGGTTGACCGGCACGCCGTTCTGCCACAGCTCTAGGGCGGTCTCCGCGCTCGCCTTCGCCCCGCTGGTCACGCGGGCCACGACCATCCACGCCGGCGTCAGGGCCAAGGGGGCCGCATTGGTGATCGTCAGGTAGCTCTGGAAGGTGCGGCTCGCCACCACGCAGGGGCCCAGCAGGCGCAGCTGGTAGCCGCCCCCGCCGGCGGCCTCGACCGTCGCCTGGGGGAGCGCCACGAAGGCCCACGCGTTGCCCTCCATGACCCCCAGTAAGGCCGTGTCGATGCTGAGCGCGAAGTCCTGGAAGGTCTCCCACCAGCTCTGCGCGGTGTCCGTGGGGTAGGGCAGCTTGAACCGTGGGGTCTCCTGGCGCATTTTACTTGATCTCGGTGAGCGCAAACGTCCCGCGCCTGAGGATATAGCTTGCCGGGGGCACCACGTTCCCGTCCGCATCCACGAAGGCCGCGTGGCCCGGCGCCGCCAGCGTCACGTTGGCGTACTCCATCCCCTTCGTCGCCGCCTTGATGGTGTCATGGACAAACTGCTTGTAGAGGGGCTGCGCGAAGTCGCGCCCCCGCAACACCTCCAACAGCGCCTGCTCGATGTCGGCCAGCACCTCCGCCGCCACATAGCTCGGCAGCACCTTGACCGCCACCGTCACATCCACCGGCACCAACATGCCGCTGCCATCCACCACCTGCACGAGCTGCGTGACCTCCTTGATCCCCTCCAGGTAGGCCTGCAACCCGTAGATGAGCCCCGCCGCCGGCGCCACGTAGTCCCCGTCCCCGTTCACGCTCACGATGGGCACCTGCACGTAGTTCGCCTTGCAGTCCGCATCGAACAACGTCGAGAGGTATGCTTGCAGGTCCACGACCACCGCAAGGATGTCCGCCTGAAGCTGCGCCGCGCTCCCCGGCAGGGGCGCAATGGCCTCAGCCGCATTGCCCACCGTCATCGTCGTCGAAGTGATGAGATCCTGCAGCACGATCAGGTACTGCGCCAAGGTGACCTGCCCCGCCCCCGTCGGCGTGAGCAGCTGCTGCAACGTGAACCCATAGCCATCGAGCTTGCCAGCCGCCGCGCTGCCATTGTTCAAGCTCGTGCTGATCGCCCCGCCCTGCGCCGCCAGCGTGTTCGAGTAGTTCGCCAGCGTCGTGTCGCTCGGATAGGTGGCCTTGAGGTACACGTCCAGGGCCGTCAACGTCGTGCTCATCGACCCATAGGCCGCCTTGCCCGTCGTCATCTCCACCTGGAGCCCCTGCGCCACGGCCCGCACGTTGGCCGCCTGCACCTCTAAGGCGCTCTTGAGATCCCCCATCGCGACCAACGTCGCCTGCATCTCCACCAGGAGGGCCTGCGCCGTCGCGATGTCCGCCGCCGCTGCCGCCTCCGCCGGCGCCACGAGCAGCACGTAGTTCGCCAGGTAGCCGTCGATCCGCTCGCACTCCCCCACAATCACGGCATCCTCGGCCGACGCCCGCACATTGATCGCATAGCCCTTCGCCACGCGGCCATAGAGGGGGTCGGAGAACCCGTTGACCTGCGCCTGGTAGTCAGCCTGCGTGATGGCGGCCCCGCGCGCCGCAAAGGCATAGGGCGCCAGCTTGCGGGCCTCGTCCGGGGCCTCGGGGTCCGCCCCGCCGCTCGCCCCCAGGGGGTTCGTGCCGGCAATCTTGATCGTCGTCCCACCGACGTTCAACACATCCATCACGGTCGTGACCGTGTTCGCCGCGGCCCGCCCCGTGGCCCCGTGAATCAGCGTGTACTGGACCTTTACGTCCGCCCCGGCCTCCGGGATGTTCCCCGCCACGCCGTCCCCGCACGCCACGGCCGGGGGCTCGAAGAGGTAGTCCACCTCGTACTGGTTCGTCTTCTCAAAATCGAGGAAGTCGTGCTCCACCCACTCCGCGCCGTCAATCCACACGCGCACGCTGCCCTGCGCCACCCAGACGCCCGCCTCGGGATCCCCGCCCTGCATGCGGAAGCGCTGGTTCTGCGCCCCGTCGCCCGTGTAGCCCACGGTCCGCGTGTTGCCCTCGCGGCACGCCACGGTGATCGCCGTGATGCCCGGCGCGAGGAAGGTCGGCGCCACGGTCTCAAAGACCAACCCCGCGGGCCCCCCAAAGCGGAACCCCGCCTGGAGCTGCGCGGGCGCCGGGATCGCCGGGTCAAACGTCAAGGCAAGGTCGACCGTCGCCGCCGAGGCGGGCCGCATCTTGTAGCCGATCTGCTTGACTAGCTTGGCCACCGCGGAGTGCGTGCGCGCCGTGTCGAGGTAGCAGTCGCTCGCCACGCGGTCCATGTACCAACAGAGCTGCCCCACCGCGTTCGCCATGAGGTCGATGAGCATGATGCCCACCGTGGTCGAGGCATAGTCGTTGTAGATCGTCGCATACTCGACCTTGAGCCGGCGCAGCAGGCTGTCGAAGATCGAGGCGTAATCCTTCGCCGCATACTTCACGGCGTTCAGAGGCTTGCGGTCCGCTACGGGGACTCCCATCGTCAGCTCCTTCTCACGGCCCGGTCGGGGCGCCCTGGATCGGCACCTGCTGCTGGTACACCTGGTTGTTGATCCGGTACACCACGTCGAGCACGATCGCCGTGTCCTCTAAGCCCACATCCTTGCCCAACCGCGCCTCGACCGACAATACCTCAGCGCGGGGCTCGAATAAAGCGATCGCCCGCGCCGTCACGGCCGCCACGCGCGCCTGCGTGAGCGGATCGAGGTTGTCAAACACGAAGGCCTGCACGCTCGTCCCGAGGGCCCCGCGCATCACGCGCTCCCCCACGCTCGTCGTCATCAGCGCCGTGATCGAGTTGAACACCACCGCGTCTAGCCCCTGCACCATCATGGGGAAGGCCTGGCTCCCCACGCGGAAGGGATACGCGATGCTCCGCAGCACCGTCGGCGTCGTCGTCGGCACCGGCATCAGACGGCCGCCTCGTCGGGGTCATCCAGGGGGCACGTCGGCAGCTTCGGCAGCGCCGGGATCTTGGGCAGCGCGGGGAGGTCGAAGGGGAGCCCCGGCATCGGGATCGCTAGCGCGGGCAGCGCCGGCAGGGGCGGGATCTTGCACTTGGTCGCCATCGTCGTCCTCCTTGCGCACGCGCGTACGCAGCACCATCACCCGATCGAAACCACCTCGGACAGCTCGTTGTAGAGCATCGGCGGCGGGGTCGGCCCCGGCGTCGTGGGGGCCCCCGGCGCCGCACAGAGGTGCTGGTGCACAAGGGACCACTGCAAGAACTTCATGCCCCGCACCGCGGGCTCGAACACCGGGCCGGCCCCGAGGCAGACCTTGCCCGCGTTCAGCCACGCCTTGCCCCCCGCCATCACCGTGGCATCCCCCGGCGCGCTCAGCGTCGCGGCCTTGCCGTCCAGCGCCAGCATGGCCCCGCTCTGGTTCGCCAGCGTGATCTTGTCCTTGCCCAGCGTGAGCCACGCCGTCACCTGGCTGGTGGCGGGATCCACGTTCATGATCGTCACGCTCGCGTTCTTCACATCGATCGCGAGGTGCGTGCCGCTCTCCGCCATGAGGAGGATCCCGCCGTCCTTGTCCAGCGTGATCACGCTCCCGCTCTCCACCCCGCTGCCGTCCCCCTTGGCCAGCGTGATGTGCAGATCCTCCGCCTTGTCGCCGAACCGCAGGTAGTGCCCCGCCGGCGTCTTGAAGCCCTTGCGGAAGGCCTCCCCGCTCGCCGTCAGGGCCGTCCCCGCGGCGTCCTTGGGCAGCCACCCCCCGAGGTACACGGGCACCGTCATGTCCCCGTGCTCGAACATCACCCACACGGTGTCCCCCACCTCGGGCGGCACGAAGAGCCCGTGCATCTGCCCCGCCGTCCCCTTCGCGAGCCCCGGCCAGCAGGGGAGCGCCCAGTAGCCCTTGGGCACCTCGGCCGCCGTCGCCATGCCCAGCGCCGGCACCTGGATGCGGCAGCGCCCCCGCTTCTCCTCGTCCTTGTTGTCGACCACGAGCCCCGTGTAGAGCCCATAGTAGCGGTTCGCGTGGTTCTCCAACCCATCGGCGTGGATCGCGTCCATCATCCACCCCGCCGGGTCGTTCTTGCGGCGGCTGTCGGAGAGGTCGAACACGGCTCAGACCTCCTTCATGGGCTGCGCCTGCGTCTGCGTCTGCGCCAGGTTGCTCGTCTGCGTGGAGCCCCACTTCACCAGCTCCAGCACCGTCTTCCAATCCCCCGGCGCGTAGTTGTGCGTGACCTTCCGCACCTGATAAGTCGAATTGATCATTGAGCTGCATCCAGCTACGGCCACCGCCATCCCCGGCTGCACATTGGGCAGTCCCAATGTCGTCAGCGTGAGTACGATCGCCATGCGGTCCGCAGCCCCCACCCCTACCCCCGCGAGTTCTGCCATTGTCTTGACTTGCGCGACCCCCCCCGGCGCCGCCACCGCCCGCTTCGCGGGCACGCCCTTTTTGCCACCTGGATCAATCTTAACGTCGGCCTGCACCTCGCCACGTTTGTCGTCCTGCGCCTCGGATGCCACCGCGCTCCCCTTGGGATCGGCCGGCCGATCCAAGTCCTTGGGCCATACCCACAGGGGATCCAGCACAAGGCCCGAATCCTTCTCAATCACGATCGCGCGCACCCCCGCCGTGGCCCCTGGCACCCGCACCGCATCCCACTTGCGGCCCTCCGCCCACATCGCGGCCCCCCCACTGAACGACACGTCTAGGATCGGGTATTGCGGCGGGTCCGCCGCCGGGTCGAAAAGTCCCCGCAGCACCAGCAGGTACAGGGGCGTCTGCGTCGCCGCGTAGCCCTTGGGGTAGTAGAAAACCGCCGGCTTGAACGTGCTTACCGTTGCAATCGCGTTGCCAAAGTGAAAGTCTAAGTTGGCCATGCCAAGGATCTTGCGAATCGCCGTCATGTGCGCCGTGGTACCCACTACCCCGTAAACAACGCTCTCCAGATCCTTGCCCCCCATCCTCATTATCTTCGACATCTCATCCAGTTTCGCCGCGCCATCCCCCAAGGGCACCATCGTGTAACCGATCGCCGTCGCCGTTGCCTCCAAAATCTGCTTCGCCGAGTCTCCAAACAAGGACTCGTCGGCCTTTATATATTCGGTCTGCCGCACGTCCTGGTAATTTGCCGTCAAGGACCCGCTCAGCTTGTCGCTGCTCAGCGCGAGCCCATCCCCGCCCTTGCCCAAGAACCCCCCATAGTCGTTCGTCACCTCCGTCGCGCTCCCCGCGAGGTAGCCGAGGCGCGCCCGCACCTCGTTCAACATGTCGAAGGCGCCCTGCTCCAGCAGGTAGATGCCCTCCTGATAGGGGGCCTCGATCCCGATCGTTAGGCCCTCATGTGTCCCCGATAAGTCCTGCGTCACACTCACTGAGTTCACGAAGGGCCCCCCCATCACGGCCTCGCTCGATGGGGCGTTCCCCGTGGGCCAGCGCCCCACATCGAAGACCCACTCCTTGCCCGCCTTGTTGCGGATCTCCACCTGCGCGAAGGGGGCGAAGAAGTCTGCGGTCCCCGCCATCTAGCGGCCCCCCAAGATCTTGTTGCGCACGTAGTCCGCCGCCGGCACATAGAGCGTCATCCCCGGATAGATCTCGTTATCGGGCAGGTCGAGCCCATTGCGCAGGGCGAGCACCCACCACAGGGCCTCGTCCTGGTAGTACTCCAGCGCGATCTGGTCCAGGCGCTTCGCGCGCCCCTCGATCACCACCGCCGACTCGTGGTTCGCCACGTCCGGCAGCGCGGGGGGCACGAACGGCGCGTAGAACCGCACGTAGGCGTCCGCCTCGCTATCAAACACATATTCCTCGGCCATGCGGCGCATCGGCGAGGAGACCGGCGCCTGGAGCTGCCGCAGCGTGTTGCCCTTCCCAAGATCTGCCATGCGCTACCTCACTTCGGCGGGGGCGCTGCGGCCCCATTGCCCTGCGGGATCTGCGCCCAGCCGCTGCCCGCCCCCGGCGTCCAGCCCCGGAGCCCCGCCGTGTTGTCCTTGATCTCCGTGAGCACCTTGCGCGTCTCCACGCCGTCCAAGACCACCGCGTTGATCACCCCGTAGAGCCCGCTCATGTCGAGGCTCGACTTGAGGACCTTCTTGTCGTCCTCGGTCAGGATGCCCGCGTACTGCGCCGTGATCTTCCCAAAGATCTCCTGGTTGATCGGGCTGTTCTTGAACTCCTCCAGGGCCTTCTTCTGGAAGGCGTCGATCGCGAACACGGCCGATTGCTCCAACACCGTCGCGAAGCCCGTCTCGAAGGCGGCCTGCGCCACAAAGATCCCATCCAAAATTTGGTTCAGCACCCCCTGCCCAGCCATAGACAAGAAGGGATCCTTTAGGGGACCAGCGGCCACTGGCGAATGTGGCAGGCCCTCCACAATGGGAGTGAGCGTGTCGAACATCGCGTCTTCCAGGTAGCTCTTGTTCGCCACCACCCCATCCCCGACCTGCTTAATGATCTCCATGCCCGACGCGGCCGCCTTGGCGATCAACTCCTGGGGAGCGGTCATGCTCTGGCCATACGCCTCAGCAAGGCGCAACTGCAAGTTCGAGGTCTGGATCATCATCTGGTCGATGTCCGACTGGCCCTTGACAGCCCACGCTTTTTGCAGCTCCTCCATCTTTGACATGTATAGCATCCCCTTGCGAGCCTCTAGCATCGTAGCCGTAATCTGCCCCCCTTCCGTCCCGACCGTCCCCAGCTTCCCAGACGCCGCCGCCGCATCTACAGTCTTGCCAACGGATTGAGCCTGCAATTGGAACTGCGCTGTCCCCTGCACGCGCCGGAATCCCGCAGCCATATCCCGCATCTTGGCAGCTTTGGATAGCGCCGCTGGCGTTCCAATGGCCTCCAATCGCTTCGCGGCATCCTCCTCCATCACGGCGAAATCCTTCCTCGCCATGATCGCCTTTTTCATTGTGGGATCCATCCCCAAGATGTCCTTCTTGGTCCCCCCGATGCCCGCATCCCCAAACTTTTCGCGCAAATCCTTGCGCGTCTCCTTAGTGCCCTCCTGCAACCCACGCACGCGCTTATACATGTCATCAATGCGCTTTTCTTGCTGCGCAATGTTCTTGTCTAACTCTGCATTGAGGTGGTCAAACCACGCATTGATCGCCACCACGCCCACCCCCGTAATGACCGCCCCGAGCCCGAGGATGCCAGGGCTCGCCGCCGCAATTGTTTTAATGCCGCTAAAGGCAAGATTCAAAGCCCCGCCAACTACCGAATTGATCACCGCCCCCACGCCAGGGATCTTGTTGATCAACACCCCGATCACGCCGACCATCGCTAGCTTCCCACCGGTTCCCGCGCTGTCCCACATCTTGCCCAGCCACCCCTTAAGCATCACGATCCCCTTGTCGATGGGACCGCCCTCCTTGAAGAGATAGGTGAAGGCATCGTCAGCGGCCTTCGCGATCACGGGCCACGCAGTCTTGGTAAACCACCCCGAGAACCCGTCCCACGCCTTCTCGATTTCCTTAGAAATGGCGGGCCACTGCCGCATAAATTCCGCGCTCACATCTTTCCAAATCGCCTTGAACTGCACGATGAGCTTGTCGCGCTGATCCTGCGGCATCATGAACCACGCCGCGATGCCCGCCACGGGGGCCGCAATCCCCCCCATGCCCACAGTCTCCATGAGGGGCGCGATCCCCTGTTGCATCTTCATGAACCCGTCGGCCGCGGTCCCCGCCACGATGCTGATGCGCTGGAGCTTCTTGGTGTCCCACCCGAGCTGCTTGCCGAAGTGCAAGAAGACGCCCTTGGCCCCCATCTGGTCGAACACGGAGAAGGTCTTGAGCATCGGCCCCCACGTGGCATCGCTGCCCATGAGCTTGGCTTCCTTGCCCAGCTCGCGCAGCGCCGCCTTCTCCTCGTTCACAAACTTGATCACCTCGGGCCGCGTGATGCTCCGCATCTGCATGCGGAAGGACTCCCGCGCCATGTCGAGGCCCTCTTGCAGGGTGCGCCCGCTGGAGTAGGAGTCGTTCGCGAACTTCTTGAGGGCCCCGTCCGCCTTGACCGTGGCCGTGCTCATCTTCTCCAGGGCCGTGGCCCCCTGCGTCGTGCTCATGGCCAGGTAGACCGCGTTGCTGCCCGCCTCGCCGAAGGTCTCCGTGAGGTCGCCGAGGACCGCGGCGTCGAGCTGCTTCCCGCTCGCCTGCGCGACCTTCATCCACTTGCCCATCTCGGCCATGCCGGCCGCGGAGTCCTGCGAGCCGAGGGCGATCATGCGCATCGCCTCCTCGGTCCCCATGCCGAGGGCGCTTAGCTTCGTGAAGATCTCCGGCATCTCGCCGAGCCCGAGCTGCGCGCGCTCCACGGCCACCTGCCACTCCAGGAACTTGTTGGAGGTCTCCGAGGCCGCCTTCGAGGCCTCCTCCCCGCTGAGCCCCATCTGGTGGTAGGCCCCCGCGAGGCGCACGGAGGCCTGCACCGTGCTCTGGATCTCGGCCGCCGAGCGCATGTGCGTGGCCACCTGCTTGGCGAGGATCGTATTGAGGCCGCCCATCTGATCGCCCATCTGGGTGAACATCTGCGCGCCGATCCCGCCCTGGTTGCCCATGGCGACCATGTACTCCAGGGTCTGCTTGGCCTGCTTGCCCGTGAAGCCCCACGACGCCACGAGGTCCCCGCCCAGGGCCCCGAGCTGCTCCGTGGCCATGCCCGTGCCCTCGGCGAGCTTCACGAACTCCTGCGTGCTCATCCCCAACGCATCGAACACGCTCTTCGAGGCCGCGCCCGCGTTGCGCAGGGCCCCCATGGTCTTGACCACGGTCTCCACGCCCACGTTCATGCCGTAGGCCATCCCCGAGGCCTGGCCCGTGAGCTTCTTCAGCTCCGCCCCCGTGGCCCCCATCATCGCCAGGGCGGGCCGCGCCTGCTGCGCGTAGCTCGCCCCGATCGACTCCATGCTAGTGCTCAGGTCCCCGCTGTCCTCCGTGAGCCCGCGGATGTTCTGCGCCATGCTCGCGAGGTTGAAGCTGTTGACGCGGTTCTGGACGCCCCGCGAGAAGGCCCCCGCGAGGCCCTTGGCCATGCCCCCGACGCCCATCGCGGCCTTGCCCGCGCCGCCCGCCACGGCCTTGAGGGCCCCCGCAAGCTTGTTCCCCGCCGCGAGGCCGTTCTGCGTGGCCAGCCCCTTGTTGATCTTGGTGATCGAGTCGAGCGCGGACCCCATGGCCCGGCCCATGCCGTCGTCGCGCGCCCCGAAGCTAAAGGCAAACCCGAGCTTGGCCATGATCTCCTCACCGCCCCCGGTTGCGCATGCGCGTGCGCGGGTCGCCCACCCCTAGCGCCGGCGCCGCGCCCGCGCCGTGCTCACCTCGCGCTGCCCCGCGCGCCGCTGCTCCATCTCCGCCTTCTCCCGCAGCAGCCGCTGGCGCCGGCTGTAGGGGAGCGCCATCGCGTCAGCATAGCCCATGCCCCAGTATTCCAAGAGGCCGAACACGTCCGACTCTAGCGCCCCGACGCTGCCGACGGGAAGAAAAAACCCGGCTGCGACACGTCCAGGCTCGCCGTCCACTCATGTTCGCACGCCACGCACGCGAACTCCACCTTGTCATCGATCCCGCCCTCGCGCTCATCGAACGCGATCCGCAGGCGCTCGCGGTCCCGCAGGGGCAGCGCCTTGAGCGCCCGGAGGGTCTCCGCCCACCCACGCTCGCGGTCCAGCAGCCGCCCATCCACGTGCGTCACGCGGGCCGCCAGCGACAGCGTGGCGAGGTCATCGTCGCTCCCCTTGCGCCGGCGCCCCGCCCACTCCTCGTCCTCCACCCCCATCACGCGCCACACCGCGGTGCGCCCGCTGGGGAGGGGCTCCTCGAACACCCTCACGCTGCGGTCCGGCATCGGCGTGATGGCCAGCTCGCTGAGGTCCACCGCGAACGGCGCCTCCTTGCTGCACTTCGGGCAGAGCACCCGCATGTCGTAGAGGTCCCCGAGGGAGGCCCGCCGCACCGCGATCAGCAGCACCGAGCGGTCCATCGAGGCCAGAGTGTGCGCCACCGCCCGCAGGGCCCCGCGCCCCGTGAGCGATCCCAACTGGACCAGGCAGTTGCCGATCATGCGGTTCAGCCGCGCGATCACCGGCCCCTTGCCCGCCAGGATGTCCTCCTCCGTGCCCGACATCTCCTGCACGAGGTAGGAGAAGTGTACCTGCCCCCCCACGTCGATGTGCCCGCACGGCAACTCGCCCCCGAGCGTCGCCGCTCGCGGGTCATGCAGGTTCACGCCCGCCTTCCCCTGCTCGACCGTGGGGAGGGGCGCCTCCCCCTGCTCCGCTTGCTGCGCCTCTGCTTGCTGCGCCTCCGCTTGCTGCTCCGTCATCGCTCGCCGCCTTCCGCTGGTAGCTGTGCCTCGGTCAACTGGGTGGGCCCCGCCGTCGCCCGCAGGCGCGCCTCGACCGCGCGCTCCTCCAGGCAGTACGCGTACATGCGCTCGCGCACCACGTCCGAGACCGTGCGCCCGGAGCGCGCCGCGTGCCGCGTCAGCTCCTCGTAGATGTCCTGCTTGATCTCGACGTTTAACCGCATGCGGGGCTCCTTGTGTCGATCTTACTCAAGACCCCCGCCGGCGGCAAGGATTCTGCTCAGGCGTCTTCGGGCGCGACCTCGGCTGCCACGAGGATCGCGGCCTCGCGCTCTACCTCGGCGTCCCCCTCGTCCACATCGTAAGCCACCTCGGGCGGGGCCGGCAGCGGGTCGAGCCCCTCCAGCACCGCAATGGCGAAGAACCGACTGTAGAAGTACAGGCGCCCCTTGCCCGTGATGCGCGTCGTACGGTCGATCACCGCGCTCCCCTCCTGGGTCTCGCGCACGTGCTCCACGATCACCATGATGCGCTGCTCGATGCTGCGCTGTGTGGGTTCATTGCGCCGCGCCCCCCGCTTGTGGACAAAGCCCTCCTCGCGCAACCACGCGAAAAACACGTTCTGCCCCACGCGCTTGCCCGTGCCCTGCGTGATCGCCTTGGCCACCTGCCCCACATAGTACGAGGTCGGCGAGTCCATCACGCTCGCTGCGAAGCTCACGAACGGGGCCGAGCGCTCCTGATAGCGCACGAGCTGCTGTACCTGCACCTCGGCCTCGCGCCGCCCCTTAGCCTCCAACAGCCACGCCTCCGCCGAGGCGATTGGGTCGTTGAAATCGGGCAGCCCCGGCGGCACCGCACCGGGGGCCGTGTAGTTCCCCGTGCGCCGGATGCTAGGGATCACCTCGCCCGCGATCCACTTCTGGAATGGCAGGGCCCTTTCCATGTTACTGCGGGACATGAAGAAATATAGCCCTTGCTCAGAAAGGCTAAGGATCTCCTGCATCCCACCAGGGGTAAGAAACGGTTTCTTACCCTTCCACTCCTCAGGAACATTTTCGACAAGATTCGTCATGCTGGTAGCTACTGTGCCATCTGGGTATCCAAGGGCCCGAGCTACATCCTTGGCTACCCACCACAGCTCTCCGTCGAACATGTCGACACGCACCTGGTTGCCCTCAAACTCGAACGCCCGCACGATCGCTGATTGCTCGCTCATAAACACTCCTGTGGTTGTGGGATGGCGTTACCGCAGCCATCCCAACCACCCTATCAGCTCGTGCGTCGGAGATCGATAGCAAAAAAATGGCCATCGGTGACGGTAACACCGATGGCCGAGCCAGCCTTGCGGCTGTGGGGATCGTGCCCCGCCTACATACCACATAAATCTCGCGCGTGCAGGGAAAAGTGCGTCAGGCCTGCGCGACCGGCTGCTGCCGCGCGCGCCCCGCCGCCGCCTCGCGGTCGATGGCGGATCCCCGCTTCGTCAGCTCGGCGTCCGCCGCCTTCGCCCGCTGCTTGGCCGCATGCTTGGCCTTCAGGCGCGCCTTCGCCGCCGTGACGTCCGCCGTGGTGGGGGCCGCCGCCTTCTTCTTAGAGGCCTGGCTGGCCATCGCCTTGCCCGCGTGCTTGCTCGGGCCCGTGCCCCCCGCGGCCCGGTGCTTGGCGATCAGCTGGAGGGCCGCCGCCGCGGCCTTGACCCGCTTCGCGTCCCCGCGCCCCATGCCCTGCTGCATCATGGAGAGGGCCCGCACCAGCTCCTTGTCGCCGCCCCGCCGCGCCGCCTTAAGCGCCTTGCCCACCTTCGCGGTGGTCTCCTGCGCCTGGGCCGTCTGATAGGCCGCGTGGACCTGGCCCGCGCTCGCCTTGACGCCGCGCCCCACCGCCGCGAGCCCGCGCCCCGTGGCCCGCAAGGCCTTGCCGAAGCGCGTCTTCATGAGCTGCTTGCCCTTCTTCTTGAGGGCCTTCTTGACGACCTTGAGCTTGTGCTTGCCCCGCCGCTTGAGGGCCGCCGCCTTGCCGCCCAGCACCGCGATCTTGTGGCGCATCGCCGGCGACATCGCGTCCTTCGCCGCGCCCCAGCCCTTCTTGGCCAGCTGCGCCGTGCCCTTAGCCGCCGCCTTGCCCACCGCGGCGCCCGCCTGGCCCAGGCCCTTGGCCGCCGCCTTCCCGAGGATGCCCGCCATGCGCGTCCCCACGCCCTCGTTGAGCGCGGCCCCCGCCGGCGTCAGGGCCTCCACGCGCACGAGCCCCCCGCGCACGCGCATGCGCGCCCCGCGCCCCGGCAGGCGCCCCGCCTGCACGAGCCCCGGCTTGATGGTCCCCGGCCGCTTCCGGGGCATCCGGCTCCCCAACGGCACCGGGACCCCCGCCACGTTGGCACTCGTGATCATCCGACATCCTTCTTCTGGATCGCATGCCACGTACCCGCCAGCACCGCCATCGCCTCCTCCGGCGTGCGCTTGACCTCAAACCCTACGCGAACCCCCTCGGGATGCCCCCCAAAGTCATAGGTCCACATCTTAAAGCCCCGATGCTTGGCCTTGATCCAGGTACGATGCCCAAAGTGCTGCAAGAGATACGCCCCTACTTGCTGCTTGGCGTCCAGCAATGCTTCCTTTGCCGTCGCCGAGGTCCCCTTAACATCAACAAAAATTGTCCCCTGCACCCCCTGCACGGTGATCTCCTTGGGCAAGTGCTGCTTGGCCCACTGCACCACGTCACGCTGAATGGCCTCCACGTCCGAGAAGGGCTCCACGGCCGCTTCCTCGATCGCCCGCAGGACCACCGCGGCCCCGCGCCGGTCGCGCTCCACAACGGCCCGCCACCCAGCCTCGCCCTCGAAGCGCCGCGCGACCTGCCGCGCCACGGCCCCCGCGTCGTAGCCCTCCAGGACCGCCCGCAGGCCGCCCTCCGCCTCCGTGAAGCGGCAAGCGCGCCCCTTGGTCGCGCGCTCCGCCTCCATCCGCAGGAGCCGCGCCACGCGCCGCGCCTCGGGCCCCAGCCCCTCCGGGCGCGCCGGGGCCGCCACCTCGGGGGCCCGCGCCGCTTGGGGGGCCGCCACGATCGCCCGCAGCTTCGATGATAGCCGTCCGCGCATGCTCACCTCATGCACCCCACGCGGGGCGCTACTGCTTCGCCTTGCCGCCCTTCACGCCCCGCTTCGCCGTGGGGCGGAACTTCCCGCTCTTCTTCGTCCAGCCGGGCCGCGCCGGGGACCCGCCCCAGGGCCCGCTGCCGTCCTGCGGGTAGAACACGTGCTTGCCCCCCACGGTGCGCCACACGCCCTTCTTGCCCGGCGGCTTCACGTTCCAGACCTTGCCGCCCTTGCCGCTCGGCGTCGTGCTCCACCCCGGCGTCCGGTACTCCGCCAGGCAGCCCGCGACGATCCCCGCCAGGGCCTCGCTCAGGCGCCGCCCCCCGTAGGCGCGGGCCTCCTGCCGCTTCCGCTTGCCCCGCCCGAGGCCAGGAAGCCCGAGCTGCCCCTTCTGCGGCATCACGCCCTTGGACGCGCGGAACTTGCCCCCCCGGCCCGTCCAGCCCGGCCGGAACGGCGCGCCGCCCCAGGGGCCCTCGGGCACGTCCCCGCCCGGCTTATTCGGGAAGAAGAGGCGCTTCCCCTTGACCGTGACCCACTTGCCGTCGACCTCGCCCTTGGGCCCCGGCATCGTGGCCTCGCCCCCGACGCTCTTGCCCCGCGGCGCATCACGGTCCTGCGCCATCTTCTTGCGCCGCAGCTTGCCCATCTCCGTGCTGTGGTAGTCGCCGATGGCCGGCGCCAACGCGCGATGCACCGCCGCCCGCTTGCGAAACTCCGCCACCGGCATGCCGGCCGTCGCACTCGGGTGCTGCGGGGCCTTCGCCTTGGCCGGCCTGCGCGCCTCCGCCACCAGCCCCCGCAAGCCCTCGATCAACTGCCGCATCGTTGCCATCGCTCACGCTCCTCGCGTTGGGTCGTTCTCGTCTCGTTATACCGCGCGCCCCCGCCCCCGTCGCGCTTTTAGCCGCGATCTCCTTCAGCCACTTTCACTGGAAAATCTTGGCTAGCGTCCACATGCTTCCACGTTTTCCGCTTTGAGATCAAAAACACATTGCTTTGATCCATTCCAAAAAAACTGGCGATTCTTTTACAGGAATACCCCATGCCTCTCAGTCTAAGAATTTCACGAACATCATCCTCGGTTATTTTGCTATTTCCATGTTTGCTACCCCGAGGGATAGACGCAGGTTTCGTCCTTGAACCATGAAAATCACCACTCGCACATCGGCCCCTCTTTACCTTGTCGACCATGTTTTCTATGTGCGTTCCAATACGAAGATGATCTGGATTTACACACTTTTCGTTGTCGCACGAATGTATAACAAGCCCCTCAATATCCGTGCTTCCATTGGCGATTGCAAACGCGATTCGATGAACACGCCGATTCTGACCATTTACATGAAAAACTCCATATCCATCCTTGTCAAACGAACCACCACGCCATTCCCAACACCCAGACGCACCGGTCTTGTCAACGGATGCCCAAAACCGTTCCGCCACCTGCTCACTCATCCGCAAATCAATCATCACCGTTTCCCCATCACGATCTCTAATGGATAACGACCATCCGCATGGGATGCGAACGAGCGATGCTCAATCACACCTGGACTAGGCACGACTGCCGGTTTGGAATCCCACCCGTCAATCTTTCGCTTCTTCGCGTTTAACCCCGCTGTAGGAAACACAAACGGAATCCCAAGAACCCCACACAACCACGGAACGAATGCCTTTAACACAGCCATCTGGATGGGCATCGGAAGAACGTACTTCTTCTCTCCTCCGGCCGGTATCCATGTCCACCATTCAGCCGGTATCGTGGCACCGAATGGTTTTCTAGCGTAGGAGGGGCAAAACGGGTTGACCACCTCGATACCGATCGACGTGGGGTTGAGCTGGTTGCCATGCACCATCACATCCGTCGCGAGGTCCCCGTGGCAGCTCAGCCGGCCCTCGGGCCCGAGGATGAGCTGCACGCCGTACCCCTTGCGGATCAGCGTGTCCTTGCACCCGCTCGCCGTGTTCCCGCAGGTCTCGTGCAGGACGAAGTGCTGGAGGGCCCGCACGCGCGGCTTGCGCCGGAACGCGGGCTCCCCGTCGTCCAGGTAGTTGCTCGCGCTGCCCCCCGCCGCGAAGACCTCGGGAGGCAGGGGCACGCGCGCCCCGTGGATGATCACCGCATGCGATGGCATGGCTATCCGTTCTCCTAAACTGACCTAAACAAGGACACGCCTTGCTCAGTGCTAGGCTCCTGCTTCATCGCGGCTAGTTGCACGAAAGGCTTACGCTTTTCGTCAGCGCTCCCCGCTCCACAGGCTGTCACCGCCGAACTGGCGGCAAGGATTTCACGTGCGCAATCGTTCCGTTTAACGCCGCATTTTCCAGGAAACGCACGCTTGGTTATCGCGGCGCTACCGGTGAAAATTGCCTCGTTTGTCAAATCACACGTCACGATCGTTCCTGTTTGTCCCTGTTAATCCTACTTTTCCTTCAACTCTACACGCCCTTCCTTGCCGCGTCGGCGCACCACCGCGCCCGCTCCCGCTCCCGCAGGTATTCCAACACGACCGTCAGGGCCGCCGCCTGGGCCGCGACCTGCGTGTACCCTTGAAACTGCTGGCTCACCACAGGCACACCAGGATCGCCGGCCGCCGCCGCCCGATCAAAGACCGTGACGCGCCAAGTGTTCGACTCCGCATAGTGCACCAGCTTGACGCCAACCTCGAACGTGCACTCCCACACCGCCTGCTCCGTGCCCATCGCAGTCCAGCCTCCTAGCCCTGCGCTACGGTGTACAGCGTGCGATCCCCCGCAACCTTGCGCTCCACATATTCCAGCTCTAACAGGTTGTCGAGCCGCACATCCACCCGCGCAGGATGCGCCTTCACGGCCCGCGCGAGCTGCCCCGCGTCCATCCAGCGCCCCACCAGCGCCTTCAGCATGCGCCGCTCGATGTCGTCGAGCTTCGCCGCCGGGTCGCTGAAGTCCGTGTCGATCGCCTCGCGCACGGGCCGCCGCTTCGCGCTCAGGTACTTCAGGGTCACCTCGATCGCGGCCTCCTCGGCCTCGTCCTGCGTGAGCCCCTTGGCAAAGGCCTGCCCGCCCACAATGTAGTCAGGGCTAAACTCCTCTTCCGCATCGCCATCGAAGATCGTCGCGGACCAACGGTCCGTCTCCGCGTAGTGCTCCAGCTCCACGCTGACCTTCTTCGTGGGATGCGCGACCAGCTTCTTGTCTGGCCCGAAGCTCGCATGGCCCAGCTTGGCTGGCTTGAAGGTAAACTGATAGCGCCCCGTGAGGCGCTCCAATAACGCACGCATCGTGCCCATGGTCACGCTCCTTCGATCCGCTGCGCCGCGATCACCTGCTCCTCGGCCGTCTCCAGATCGCCCGCCCGTAGCGCCTTGAGCGCCGCGAGCGCCGCCTTCTGCGCCTTGGGACCACTCCGCCAGCCAGTTGTCCCCCGCGCCCACCTGCCCATGGAAGGCCCGCATCGCGTTGAGCGCCTTGGCCTCCGCGGCCGTCAGCACCTCCCCCGCCGCCGGCCCCATGCGCCCGCCCCACTGGTTGCCCGCCCTCTCGATCAGAGAGCCCATCGTGCCCATGTCGGCGTCTTCCTTCCACGCGGCGGCGAAGTCCTGCTTGCGCACCCTCGGCATGGACTGTATCAATTTGCGCACCTCGCGCCCCTTTCCGACCTTGGCAAAGTTCTTACCTCGCTTCTTGACCAAGCGACCGAACACCATCTTGTAGCCCGGCGGCACCTTGCGCTCGCCGTCCTGCGCCGCCAGATCCTCCGGGGCGTGCTTCTGCGCCACGTCCCGCATCGTCATCGCCTCTTGGAGGTCCTCGATCAACCGCCTCATGCTTCTCATGGCATCCTCACACGGCCTTGAGGCCGCTCGCAAAGGCGCGATCCCGCGCCGGTTGGGTCCGCTCCGTGCGGTAGGCCCGGTTGAGACTCTTGCGGATCACGCTCCGGTCCACGCTGCGCCCCACGTCCGCGAGCACCGCCGCGAGCCGGCCATCCCCCGCCAGGGCCTCCGCGTCCCGCAGGCGCCAGCGCGCCGTCCACCAGTAGCCCAGGGGGCGCCGCGTCCACCGCAGGAGCACCCAGGGGGCGCCGCCCGCCCAGCGCGGGGCCCGCACCGTCAGGCGCAGCTCGCCCATCCCCAAGCGCCCCCGGATCGGGGCCCGCAGGCGCCCCTGCACCCAGCCCGGCGTGCGCTCCAGCGGCGCCGTCCAGCGCGCGGGCGCATTCGGGCGCACGCGCCCCGCGTGCGTCAGCACGGTGAGCACGTGGTCCAGGGCCAGCTGCACAGCGGCGTCCGGGGTCAAGACATCCTCCTCAACGCATGCTGTCCGGCGGCCAGTCGATCCGGTAGGCCGGATCGCGCGGCTGCTTGGGCTCCTCGTGCTCCACCGTCACCTCGATGCCCTCGCGTCCGGGGAGCTTGATGGGCCGCTTGCCCGCCAGCATCCGCTGGATCGCGGCCTCCTCGACGTTCTCGTTCTCTAGCGCGTCGTGAATCTCATCCTCGTCCACCGGCCACTGCGTGACGTGGCCCTCGTTGACATCGTAGATCTTCTCGTCGCGCAGGTCCGCCACCCACCCGTCGTGCCGATCCCAGAGCAGATCGAAGACCTTCACCCGCGTGTGGCTCGTCACCGTCTCCATGCGCCCCCCGCGCCCCTCGACCAGCGCCCGCAGGCGGCTGCTCAGCATGCCCATACCGGCCTCCTACATGCCGCGGGCGTCGCCCGCCGCGTTCTTGCCCGCCGTCGTGAGGCTCAGGGCCCCCGCCTTGTTCTTGGCCACCAGCTTCTTGGCCACCAGGGCGTCGACCTCGTCCGGCGTCACCTTGTTGTCCGCGAACAGCTCCTTCCGGTATGCCGAGGTGAACCCCAGCATCGCCAGGATGCGCTGCTCCCGCTCCGTCACGTCCGCCTTGCCCGGCAGGAGGGGCGCCAGCGCGCTCGGGTGCACCGAGATGCTCGCCGAGGTGCCATGGTAGCCCGAGGTCCCCACGATCGCCGCGCCGTCCGGCGGCAGGGGGTAGCTCGCCTGCGCGGTGTCGATCGACCGGGCCACAAACATGTTGGCCCCGCCCCACGAGCCCTCCGAGGCCTTGTAGACCCCCGTCGCCAGGTTGACGACCACGGCGAAGCCCTTCTGCCCCTCCCCCGCGTAGGGGTTCAGGTCAACCTCCGCGCGCGCCGACACGTTGATGTCGCGCCGCCCATAGCCCACGCTCTTGAGGGCCTTCTGCAGGACCTCCGGTAGCTCCTTCACCTGAACCACGGTCCCGTGCAAGCCCTCTTCTAGTCGCTCCAATAACGCTCTCATAGCTTCCTCTCCGCGCTCCCGTGCATAAACTGGGCAAGCAGCGTGGCGCCCACGCGCTCGGCCTCCGCCTGCGTCGCTACGGGCAGCACCTCGCGCTTGACCGTCTCCCCACGCTCGTGGGCGTAATCAAACACCGAGACCACCCAGCCCTGGCCCTTGTTGTGCGGGTAGAGCCGCACCTGGATGTCAGGATCGGCCGTGTCCGCCACGATCCACCCGCCCTTAATGGGCCGGAAGACCAGCGCATGCGCCGCTTCAAGCTGCATCAACAGGGCGCGCATCGCGCTCAGTAGCCCCCGCCCATGAAGGCCTCGTCGTCCCGCGCCGCCTGGAACTCCCGCCACGCCTTGTCCTTGTTGGCGCCCGCCAGGATGAGCTTGTCGTTGGGGTAGTAGAGGACCTCCTCGCCCTTCTTGTAGGCCAGGCCCTTAGCGTCCGTTCCTGCCGCCTTCGCCTTCATGAGGTAGGGATCGCGCCCCCGCCCGCTGCTGCGCCCGCCCCACTCCACAATCGTCCGCAGGTCCGCAGCCAACGCCCGTAGATTCCGTGCCATCGCCCATACTCCTTGCGCATGCGCGTGCGCAACGCCGTTACTTCTTTTCGACTAGCAACCGATGATTGAGGCTCGCAATGACCGTGCGATCCGACGAGATGCTGGCCTCTTGATCCACCGCCGCCTGATCCGCCACGTCCATGGCGCTCGTGTCCGCCCACTGGGGCTGCGCCACGTCGGGATCGCTAGGCGCCCCCGCGGGGGCCCGGCTCAGGGCCGCCGTAACCGCTGTGGCCACGGCCTCCCCCTGCTTGGCCGCCCGGCGCACCGCGATGGCTGCGCCCTGCTGCCCATGATCCGCGATGCCCTGCGCGAGGAGCCACGCCCCCACGAGCCCGAGCACCGTCAACATGGTCGCCTCATCGATCCGCTTGCCCGTCAGCGCGTTCGCCAAATAGGCCGCCACGCTGAGGAGCATCACGATCAGCTTCCGGCTCTCAATCTTCAGCTTCGCCAACCACGCCATACGCGCACCTCATCACCCTGCCGTTTTGATCAACGCCGCGATACCTAAGCCGATGGGCGCCGCCGCCGCCATCATGTCCGACTTGCTCGCCCCCAACACGATCTCCTCGACCGCGTGGGGCTGCAACTCCAGCTCCATCATGCTCACATCCGCGCTGTTCCCGTCAAAGTCACTTCCCGCCTTGTAACGCGTGGGCAAACATGACCACAGCACCCAAACGCGCCCCGGCACGAACGAGGCCCCCTCCCACGTCTCCAGGGGGGCCGGGAGGTCGAGGCTGTAGCCCCCGGCCTCCTGAAAGGCATTGACGCCCGTGTAGTGGATGAGGAGCAGGGTGCGCTGCACCATGTCGGAACCGCGCATCGCCCGCTTCACCCAGTCATAGAACGTGTCGTCGTTCATGCGGGCCCCACGCGTCAACGAGATCGGCCCGCAGCCCCCCCCCTCGTAGGCCACCGTGGTCCACATGGAGTTGAGCTGCTTGATCTCCCGCGTCTGTAAAGTGATCTCCGGGGCCGTGATGCTCGCAAACCCATACATGGGCGAGCCCAATACGAAGAACGGGAAGGTCGTCGAGGGGATCAGGTCCAACAGCCAGAAGCGGTGCGTCTGCAACAGGTCGAACATGCGACTCTTGCTGACCGCCTTGAGCGTGTTCCGCACATCGCCTGCTACCTGCCGCACATTTGCCACTGCCTACCTCGCTGCCCCAGGCCCCCACCGCGCAGGGGGCGGCGGGGATCAGACCGTCTCGTCGTTGATCTTCATCTGGACCGATTCGACCGCGAGGCCGAACTCCGCGATCGACACGTCGCCGCTCGTCGCGTCCATGTCCGCCGCGATCTTCACGCGGATCGGCACGCACCCGTAGCAGATGTACTCGCGCGTCGCGCCGCTGGCCGCCACGAGGTTGGCGCCGAAGGCGTCCTCGCGGCTGAAGTGCAGGATCTGGAGGTCGGCGCGGTACTCGCCGCCCTTCGCCGCGTTCTGGCCCCAGCGCCAGAAGTCGCTGTCTTTGGCCGTGACGCCGCGCGTCAGCGTGACCTCGCTGAACGTCGGGATGCCGCTGAACTTCATCGTGAAGATCGTGGTGCCCTCCCGGTACTCCACGGCGTCCATCGTCAGCTCGGGGATGCTCAGTGTATTGAAGCCCGCCTGGACCTTGAACACGTCCCCCTGCGAGCCGATGGGCGAGCCGTCGATGACCCGCGCGTGGTAGCGGAAGTTCTGGAAAAAGTCCGTCGAGATTGCCCGTGCCATGTCTGCTCCTTTGTCGTATCTAGCCCGGCCCTCAGCCCGGCAGCGTTTCCGTCCCGATCACGCCCGGCAGCGTCTGTTGCCAGCCCCTGAACGCGCACACCGTCACGCGCCCCAGGGCCGTGCAGGCGAGCGAACTCTCCACCTTGAGCTTCCACCCCGGCGGCACGAAGAGCCCGTTGCTGCCGAAGCGCACCGAGCCCGTCCCCGCCGCGAGGCTCTCGATCTTGTAGACGATGTTGTCGCCGTCCACGAGGCTCACGGTGATCGTCGGGGAGCCCCCCGAGGGGAGGTTCCACGCCACGTACTCCACCCGCATGCCGAGGCGGGCGTGCGCCGGGAACAGCCCGCCCTTGGTCCCTGCCGTGAACACCTGGATGCGCCCGCGCTCGATCGTCTCCTCGGTCCCCACGCCGTCCGTGGCCGTCCCGTTGATGTGCCCCGAGATCGCCACCTCGTGGACCGTCTGCACCGCAAATACATCCGTCATGATCATGCCCTCACGTCTCGACGACCTCGACCGCGACCATGGCCGCCTCTAATGCCGGAACTACTTTTTTTCCACGTTTCAACAGTCAGCCCTCCGCGCTCATAATACAAACAAAAACAACACTATACAAGCGCGCGCTGGGAGAAACGGAATACCACAAACTCGGCCGGCTTGTTCGGCGCGAGGCCCACGTCGACGAACATGAGGCCCTGGTCGACGGTGTTCTGCGGGTTGTTGGTCTTGTCGCAGATCACGAAGAAGGCCTCCTTGGGCGAGGTGCCCGCGAAGTAATTCTGCTGAAAGAGCCCGAGCAGGAACGTGTCGAGCTGGAGCTTCACGCGCCCCCACAACTGCGGGCCGTTGTTCTCGAAGACGTGGACGTGCGTGGCATTGAAGACGCTCTTCTCGACGAACTGGAAGAGGCGCGTCATCTGGATGTACGGCCACTCGCCGCCCGCGATGTCGAGCGTCCGGGCGCCCCAGATCACGCGGCCCGTCGCCGGCCAGCTCACGAGGCAGTTCAGCTTGTCCTGATAGCAAACGCCCACCTGCGCAGGCGTGAGGTCGCGCTCCAAGCCGATCTGCCAGCTCAACGCGCCATCTCCCGTGCCCGCGGGGGCCTTGCCGACGTTCTTGTTGATGTCGGTGGCCGCATAGCGCCCCGCCACGTGGCCGCCACAGGGCAGGTTGATCGCCGCCTGCGTCACGGGGTCGATGACGCGAATATGCGGATAGTACACCGCGGCGTACTTCGTGAAGCGCGAGAGGGTGAACTTCTTCCAATTCACGGCCTCTTGCGGCTCCAGGCCCTCGGGGGCCGTGAAGATCGCGAACTTGTCCTTGCGTAACATGCAGTAGTCGATGACGTCCGAGCAGACCAACTCGTCGGTCTGGAAGTCCGCCACCACCAACGACATGATGGCGTCCACCTGGTCGAAGGCATAGAGCCCCTTGTAGTCCGCGACGAGCGTGGCGCCCGTGACATCGCTGCGATCCAGGGCCGAACCGTCGGCGCCGCCAAAGAACTGCTCCACCACGGCCAGGCCGGGCTGCGTGTAGTAGGTCGCGGTCTGCGCCTTCGTGATCGGCGCCTGGGCGGGATAGGTGTCTGCCGTGGGGCCCGCCGCCGGGTTGCCCGCGATCTTCCAGGTCAGCGTGCAGGCGCCCGTGGTGTAGTCCACGCGGTTCGTGCCGTTGCTGTTGAGGGCATAGGTCCCGCAGGGGCGCTGCAGGCTGAGGTTGCCGTTGCCGTCGTCGATCACAACGGGCCCGTAATAGAGCTGCGTAACGCGCACCGCCGCCACCCCGTCGAACGTGTCGGCAAGCCCGCTCACATCGAGGCTCAGGGCGCCCGTCAGGTAGTTCACGGTGCCCACGATGGCGCCCGTGCAGTTGCCCGCGATGACCAGCTTGAGGTTGCCCGCACCGTCGTCGCCCGCGATCTTGGCGCCATCCCCGTCCAGGGTGAAGCTCACGAGCACGCCCGCCGCCACCGAGGTCTTCGCGGCCGAGGTGTTGGGGTGGAGCTGGGTCGACGTCGCCGGGGCCCAGGCCCACGTGGTGTCCGTGATGAGCGGGATGGTCGTGATGATGGGCAGGGGGCTGTGCTTGAAGCCAAACTGCATCGCCAGCGTGGTCTTCGCCACCGAGGTGCCGATCAGGTACACGAACTCCTTGTTGGCGCCGTTGTAGACCGGAGAGCTGCTGACGTCCTTGGCCGCATAGTGCGTGCCCGCCAGCTCCGGCGGCAACTCGCGGTTATAGGCCACGACCGCCGCGATCTCCGACCCAGCATTGAGGTCGTTCATCACCGTAGCAATGAACTGCGGGCTGCTCGCATCATCGAGCACGACCCCCTGGTAGGTCTCGATCGTGTTCCAGCCCTGGATCTTCTCGACGTACTCGTCAATGGTCACATCGAAACGCTGGTAGCTCGCCGTCGCAGCCACGTAGTAGTCAGGCGTCCCGCTCACCACGACGCGGTAGCTGTTGCCCGCGAGCCCCGACCACTTCAGGTCAAAGTGGAAGGTCTCATAGACCCAGCTCGCCGTGAGGAACTGGCCCGCCGGGAAATCGGCGGGCGTCCCGAAGGTGAGATAGACCTCGCCGGTCTCATAGTCGATCGAGCCCGTGGTATCCACGCCATCGTCGAATCCGCCCGTGCCCGTGATGGTAAACGTCCCATCGCCATTGTCCGTGAAGGTGCCGATCTTCGGCACGACCTCGCCATCCGTCGTCGTCAGTACCAGGGAGGCGGCCAGCGTGTAGGGGCTGGGACCGTAGCTGCCGTGCGGGACTACCGGGGTCTTGGGCAGGCTGAAGCTGTAGGTCGCGGCGCTATCGCCCTCCACGACCTCCATGTCCTGCACCTCTTTGGTCAGGAAGCAGCGCGCCTTCACGGCATCGGCCTCGTGCACCACGCGCACGAAGTACAGCGTGGATCCGCCGTTCTGGAAGAAGGCGAAGGCCTCGGTCGGCGCCAGCGAGGCCGCCGTGAAGTCCCCGAACTTGGCCGTGAACTCCTGGAAGGAGGTCACAAGGATCGGCTGGTTCGTGGGGCCCTTCTTGGAGAACCCGATCAGGCCGAGGTTGCTGGTGCTCACGCCCTGGATGGGGCCCGGCCCGCTGCTGCGCTCCTCGATGTACACGCCCGGATAGTTACGCTCTGGCATCTGTCGTTCCTCCCGTCACCCGCGCCATCCGGGCGGGTCGTCTTGCTAGTTCCCGCGCCGCACGCGCGCGCTGTTGCCCGTCGTCTCTCGCTTGCGCCGCCGCCCCCCCCTCGGGGCCCTCTGCCACGTCCCCGTCCTACGCTGGCCGCTCCTGATCCACCGTATCACCAGACGGCGGGGCGATCACGTTTTCCCCCGCCGCCATGGCCTGCTCCAACGCCGTGGGCTCAACCGTGCCCGCACTCACCGGGGGCAGCTCGGGATTGCGCGTGATGCCGCGCTCCGAGAAGTACCCCGCAAACTTCGTGGGCTGCAACGCGGCCCCGCCGCCATCCACCTTCGCGGGATGCACCCCCAGCTTCGCCTCCATCGGTTTGCCACAGGGGCGCAGCACCCCGCGCTTCACCATGGACTCCGTGCTCGGCACGAGCTGGTGAACCTCTACCTTGCCATACGGGGGCACCGCCACCGTGTTGCCTAGCCCCGTTGCGACCGATTGCACCCGACTGCCCGTGTAGAGATACCACATCAGAATCGCGCTCCTTGCCCGCCCGCCGCAGGCCGGTAGTTGTACATCGCCAAATCGACAACCTGCAGCGCCGGCCAATGCTCCGACTCGCACAGGTCGACTTCCGCCCGCACCGTCCAGGACACCGTGAAGCCCACCGCGCGGTTCGCGATGTCCGTGAGGTCGGACACGTCCGAAATATTCAGGTCGCCCGTATCGTAGTGCCGCACGTCCCCCTTGCTGTCGATGACGGACAGCGCAAACCACGGCGGCTTGCACGCCCGCAGGATCTGCATGAGCATCCGCGTGGCATCTGTGCGCAGGCGCGCGAAGCCCTGCACGTCATAAGCGAAGTTGAAGGGGTGTGCGTTCCAGCGCTCCGCGTACTGGTCGTACCCACGCTCGCCCGTGGGGAGGACCACGGGGCGTGCCCCCGGCGCGGCCATGCGCTCGGTGCCGTACCACGGCGCCCGATCGTAGGCCACGTCCATGTTGTTGCGCTTGATCACGTACGACGGCAGGAGGTGGTGCTGGTACGCGTCATCCGGGGCGCCCCAGTAGATGGGCACGCGCCCCCCGAGGTGGGCGAGATCCGTGGGGCAGTCGCGCACCGCTACCGCGTAGGCCTGACGCGGCGTGCCATCTACGGCATAGCTCACGAGCTCGCCGCCAAAGGCCCGCATCACGCCCTCATCAAAGGCGCGGATGCCCACGGTGCTAAACGCGCTCTCGACCACCTCAACTCCTCACCGCGAGCCGCGCACGCGCATGCGCAACCTATTCTTCGTCGTCTTCTTCGTCGTCCTCATCCTCATCGTCATCCGCGTCCTCGTCCCCCTCCTCGCCGGTCGCCACCGCGAGCGCCGTCTGCAGCGCGCCGTTCTGGCGCCGTAGCAACTCCGTCTCGATGTCCCCGAGCGTACGATTCAACTGGTCCAACTTGTTCGGCATGATGCGCTCCTTGCTGTGCAACCCGACAACTGTCCACCTTAGAACTTCCGGCGCGGCGCAAACGGCGCGATCCGCCGTGTAAAGGCCTCCGCCGCCCCGCCCAGATCACTTATACCGAGGGAATCCGCCTGCGGCAACGAATGGCCCGTCCAACGCCCCGTTTCTACATAGCGCACGTAGGCCTTCAGCAGCTTTGGAATGGCCTTCCCGAGGGCCTCCAGCGCGGGACGCCAGTGCGCCTGGCCCTCGCCCCCGCCCAGCCCGAACTCGGCCCGCAGCACCGCCCACGCGACATCCGCGTGCACCTCGGCCCCCACGCCCTCACCCGGCGGCGCGACCTTGGCGTTGATCACGCCCATCGCGCGCAAGCTCGCCTCGATGAGGTCCGCCTCGCGCCGGCGCTCCGCGACGAAGTACGCCACCTCGTCGGGACGGGCAGCCCGCGCCACGAGCGTCGCGTCCTGGGGGTCCGGCCGGATCGGCAGCCAGTCCGGGGGCCACGGGCTGTACTTGGCCAGCACCTCGACGAAGGGGCGCGCGCCGGGCCGCGGCACCACGAACAGCAGCGTGGTCCCCACCTGCTGCTCCGTCAGCCCCTCGGGCTGCCCCTCGAAGTACACCGCGACGCCCTCCCCCGCGTCCACGCCCTCCAGCAGGGCGATCTGGAGCTGCTCCGCGTAGGGGATCGTCCCGAGGCTCGGGGCGCGCCCCCGCACCTCCTCGCGCAGCACCTCGGCCAGCGCCAGCAGGAACAGCTCGCGCCCCTTCGCCATGCGCTTGGGGTAGAGCGTGAAGAACTTCTTGATGTCCCGCCCCGTCTGGGGGGCCCACCCAAAGACGGGCACGGGCGAGATGGCCGCGCGCGGGGCGTTCCCCGCCTTGGTCCCCGCCGGGGGGCGGATGCGCTTGAGCGGGACGTTCTTGCCCTTGAACTTCTGCCCCGTGCCCTTGAATGCGGTGGTCATGGGGCCAGCGTAGCACCCGCGCGCTGCAACCCACTAGCGGTTTCCGTGCCGGGGCGTCAGGGGATCGCGGGCGGGGTGGCCTGCGCGGGGCGGCCCGCCGCCACCGCCGCATCGTAGAACAGGCGATAAAAATACACCAGACCCTTGCCGGTGATCTTCGGCGTGCGCGTCACCAGGTCATCGCCCACGGTGCGCACCTGCAGGACCATCCAGCCGCCGTCGAGGCAGCGCTGCGCGGGCTCGTTCTTCTGGCTGCCGCCCCGGTGCAGGAACCCGTGCTCGCGCAGCCACGCGAAGAGGCGGTTCTGCCCCATCGGCGTCGCCGTGCCCTGCTGGATCGCCTTGGCCACCTGGCCCACGAGGTAGGTCGCACTGGCCAACTCGATCCGATGGCTAAACTGCACGCGCGGCGCATCCTCGGCGACCTTCGCCACGAGCTGGTTGTTCTGCATCTCAGCCGCCTTGCGCGCCTTGTACTGCTCTGCCCACGCAATCGCCGCCTCTGCCGGATCCGTAAAGTCCGGCAGCGCCAGGGCACTCGCTTGCATGCGCGGATTCACCGCCGATCCCTTTGTCCAGTAGTCCCACAAGGCGTCGTCGCACTCGTTTTGGTAGATCAAGACCTTCTCGGCCACGGCGGCATCCATGCGCGAGGGCTGCAGCCCCATCAGCCACCCCGTCAGCTTTTTCAAAGGCATACAAAGCATCTCTCTGTCGAATCCATCGCCTCCATGGTCTATCACCATCATGGTGATGCTCCAGCGATCCGAATCATCCGTGAGCTTCCGGTGTTGGGGCTGCCACGCCAGCCCCATCCCCTCGACTACCGGCTTCATCGCCACGTAGGGCCTACTGTCCCGATCGATCACCGTCAACGCCTGGCCGTAGAAATCCACGGGGGCCAAGGCCCGCACCACGCTCTTGTCGTTCATGTCGTCCCTCGCTTGGTTGGCTGACCACGGCAACCACGCCTCCGGCCAGGCCCTGATACTACGCGCAGATCGACGGGGTGGCACAAAAAAATGGGCCGCACCGTGTGGTTCCAGTGCGACCCGGGGCCCTGTTGCAGGGCTGAGGGATGACCGCGTGACTCTACGCGCTTTGCGGCCCGCGCGCCACCCGTTTCTTGCCAGGCGCCGCCGCCTGCGCCTTCAGCGCGCGCCGCGTCTCGTGCCCCTTCACCGCCGCCGCACTCCGCTTGGCCGCCAGGGCCTGCGCCGCCAGCGCCTTGGCCGCCCGCTTCTGCGCGCGCTGCGCGCTGATCAGCTTGGCCGCCATCGTGACGCGCCCCGCCCGCTGCTTGTCGGCCGGCTTCTGCTTCTCCAGGCCCATGCGCCGCGAGGCGCCCCGGAGGTGCTGGCGGATGCCCTCCATCATGCTCTGGTGCTTCGTGCGCTTGGGCCGGTAGCCGTAGTGCCGCTTCACCTGGTTCTTCCAGAACCGCATGGCCTGCTCGTAGTTCGGCTTGCCCTTGGCCACGATCCGCCCCTCCGTCGCCATGCGCGCCACCGCGCTCCACCAGAAGGTCGCGGAGTCCGGGAAGGGGATCTGCGCGGGGTCGATCAGGTACCACGGGGGCTGCAAGTAGCGCCCGTACTTGGCCTTGGCCTGCTCCACCGTCAGCTGCTCGGGCCGGGGGTTGCGCGTCGGCATCCGGGGCTTGATCGCCCGCTCCTCCAACAGCGCCGCCAGTTGCCCCGCAAGCCCCTCGTTGCGCACGCGCATGCGCAGGGGCGCCCCCACGATCGCCCGTAAGATCCCCGCGAGCTGCCCCGCCGTCCTCACGGCTGCACCGCCGGCATCGGTACGTGCTGGGGCAGGGGACGGCCATCCGTCCGCGCCTGCGCCACATATAGGGGCACCAGGGGTTCATGCCCCGCACACACCCCGATCAGGCCAGGCTGGCCCACCACGCGGACCCCCGCGTGCGAGGCCGCCCCGCATAGGAAGCAGTAGCCCGCGAGGTGCCCGAGGAGCGGCCCCGCATACCACGGATAGGTGCCCCCACCCCAGGGGCCGCAGCAGGCCTCCCCGCGCGCCGTGGCCTCGCAGTAGGGCAACCCGCGCTCACGCCCCCACCAGTAGCGGTCGCACATCGCGCACGTCCACACGACGCCCTCGCGGATCGCCGCCCCCACGTCCCGCCCCGCGCTCACGTAAACCTCGCGCTCACACGGAACCGTGCGGTGTCCCCATGCCCCCGCCACCCCGCCATCTCCACGTAGGCCTGCACACGGTAATCCCCTGCCTGGTCCCAATCCCCCGCCTGCACGAAGTAGGCGATGCTCGTGGTACCCTCCAGGGCGCCCACCCACGTCACCAACGTGCCGTCCGGCTTCTGCACATGTAGATCACGCGTGGTCGCCGTCGTGATGTCCACACAGGCGTCTACAACGATCTTCGTACCGATGTCGCCGACGTAGTATTTCGAGATGCCATCGCAACAATCAACCATCGGCCGGATCCTCCTCTAGCCCGAGCTTCGAGCACGCGGTCCACATAGGCGCCGCGCATCCCACCAGCGCCATCGCCAGGGCCACGGGGCCTCGCATCGCCACCAACGTAGCGCAGGGCGAGCACGCGGCCAAGGTTTGCGCCACGCACGAGGTCAGGCACAGGGTGTCTTGCTCTTCCATTCACTCACCAGCCCCAGGCGCAGCGCGATCTTTGAACACAGCCGGAGGATCTCCCGCAGACGCCCCGTCCAAGATCCTGCGTAGCCCTGCGTCGCCATCAAACTCTTGGGGCCAAGCCCGCGCGTCACGATCCGGTTCACGCGGGCACCCGCTCGAAAACATTTTCCATCGTGGGAAGCCCCGCCTGATCCTTCAGATCGAACGTCAGGATGGGCGTCACGTCATCAGTCCCGTAGAAGATCATCTGGTCCCCAATGATGCGCCACCGCCCCGTCTCCACCTGGCGGATCAACGCGAGGTCCGCCTGGAGCGCGAGGTCATGCACCATCACGTCCTCCGTCACCAGACACGTCACGTCGTTCGCGTCGATGAGCTGGTACTCCGCCACGTACTGGTTCACGCCCAGCATCGGCGGAACCCACACGTACCGCCAGACGCTCGAGGCCCCCACCTGCACGAGGTCCGTCAACACGAGGTCCTCGGTCTCGACGCCCCCCGCCACATGGTAGACGCGCACCGCCGCCGCTACGACATCGAGCTTGGGCGTCCCGTCCAGGTCCACCGCGAGCACCTGGAGCACGATCTGCGTGGGGTTCGGCCGGAACAGTAAGCCCATGGTCACCTCAGCGCGACAGCGCCATCCCTGTAACGACCGCCCCGAGTACGACCGCGCAGCCACCTAGCACACCCGCGAAAACCCCCAGGCGCCGCGCTCGCGCGTGTTCCGCGTCCGCCTTCGCCCGCGCCTCGCGCGCCCGCTCCTGCGCGATGGCCTCCCGTGCCAAGGCCGCATCCGCCGCGCCCTTCTGCACCATCGCCTCGCCCTCGTTCAACGCCGCCCGCGCCACCTGAGTGGCGTACAGCGCCTCGGCCCGGGGCGCCCAATCGAGCAGGACGCGGTAGTCCAACACGAGGTGCCCCAAATCCTTCCACTCGTCGAGCGTGAAACACTTCTGGTCCACCGTGCCGATGTGACAGATCGCCCCCGGCGGGACCGGCCGCTCAGCGTTTGGACGCGGGGGGAGCACCTCCTGTGCCCACGTGTTCCCGGCCATACAACACAACATCCACACCACCAATACTGGTCGCATCATCGATCGCATCATGGCCCTCCTTCGTGCGCGTCGCATCCGCCGCTGCCCCCGCCCGCGTCGCCGCGTCCACCGCGTCCAGCGCGACCTCGGCTTCCTTGATCGGCCCCAAGACCGGCGTGGGGTCGTACGGGGGCACCACCGGCGGCGGGACGACTGGCGTGGGCTTGCGTAGCCTATGCCACGCCGTCACCGCGATCAAGAGCCCCGCAAACAGTCCCCCCGCCGCCGACGTGAGCACCTGCCAGTGCCGCTTCGCCCAGGCCCACACCTTCTTCATGCACGCTTCCTCCGCGACGGGATCGACCCCGTCTGTCCGACATTTCCACGTTTCCGCAACAACCACCAGATCGCGAGCCCGCCCAACGTGTTCGCAATCATGTCCCGCCAACTCGCGCCGTACCGAAAGCACCCATCCCACAAGATCTCCCACGGCCCCATCATCACCGCCCATCCCACGACCGGCCCCCAGATCTTCCCCAACCAACGGCTCAGCACCCAGCCGAGGAGAAACACGATCAAGAAGTGCATCAGCTTGTCAGGCAGGACGAGATTCCAATCCGCCGGGAGCCCCAGCTCGTCGAGCCGCAGCATCTCCCACCAGTAGTCCTCTTGTTCCCAGCGAAACTGCATCACGTTGGCCCCTTCCTTATCAGCTCAAAATCCTGCGGCCGCGCCCGACAAAAGTCTCGAATGTCCTCGGGCGTCGTCAACTCCGGTGGCAGATCCCCCGCCACCGCCACCCCCGCCTCCCGCAAAAAGATCGCCACCAACTCCGAGCACTTCACCGCCGCGGTCCGCCACCGCCACCGCGTCACCTTCACGCGGAACCACTCCTTGAGCACCAGCACCCACGCGATCACGAACAGCCCGCCATAGTCGTACCGCTGCCCCACCTCGTCCGAAATCGCCGCGAGCCCCGTCCGCGCGCCAAACTGACAGCGGTACTCGGCCACCACGTGGTGCCGCGCCCGGATCGACGGCACCATGCGCACGCCCCCGATGCGGGCCTCGGCCACCATGCGCCGCCCCCACACGGGGAACTCGATCATGCAGTGCGACACCGGGCTACGGGTGATCCACCGGATCACCGCGCCCAGCGGCGTCTGCGAGGCGGTCAGCACGATGCGCACGTCGTCCATGATCACCTCAACGGATTGACCAACCCTCGGTACAGCATGGCCACCAGTTGCAACGTCTTGGCCGTCGAATTGTGCACGGTCACGCGGTGCTTCCAGTGCGGCAGGATCAAGATCGGGCGCACTGCGGGCACCGTCAACGGGAAGTGGTCGCTCCCCATGATCGACACCCGCGTGATGAACCGCGCCAGCGTCACCTCGTAATCACAGAGGTGGTACGCCCCATGCCCCGTCGCATTGAGAACCACGGCGCCCGTCTCGAGGTTGTGGTCGAAGTACCCATTGAGCCCCGGCGCGGGCACCGGCCGCACCTTGGTGAACGCGACGTTGGCGTTCTCCTTAGCGGTCAGGTCGAGATCCCAGTTCCCCGACCCCGGCACCGCCGGTACGAAGACGTTCGCCCCTGCGCCCACCTGCACCTTGTTGTAGTTGCCTGCCCCCGGATTCGATACGCCCGCCGTCGCGGGCACGACGCTCGTGAAGTCGATCCAGTCGCCAAACACCGCCCCACTGTACTGGAGGTGTCCCCCGGCCAGGTAGCTGGTCAAAATGAACTGGAACGCCTTGACGTTATCCTCGACAGTCGTCGACTCGAACGCCAGTGAGTCGGTGCCCACGACGCCGTTGGTCACGTCATCGGCGGCGCCCGTAAAATTAGTCAGCGTCCCTAGCGGCCACATGTCGGGGGACACGTATAGCTTCCCGTCCGCCGTGCGCACCTCGGTCACGGTGGGCCATGGCGCCCCGCTGTGTGCCGCAACGAGCCCCTCCAGCACCGCCTCGTCCCCCACCGACAGGTCCGCCTTGAACACGATGTCGCACACGTCCCCGGACGTGCTGATGCCGTCCAGCGCGGTAACGATGGCGCTCTCCGCGATCTCGGTGGTGAGCCGGTCGGACGCCACGGCGTGATTGGGGAAATCCTCCTGAATCGAAAACACATAACTGGCCATCCGTTCCTCCTAGACTCGCGTCTCCATGGCAATGATGGAAAGCCCCTCGGGGAGCGCCGACGGGCGACACCGCAACGTGCCCTCCCCCGCCGCCCCAATGCGCCACCGCACGTCCACGGTATGCGCCCCGGCTGTCAGCGCGACCGCCCGATGCACCATGGACCCGGTCTGTGCAATGTCGAACTCCTCTTCCCCCGCGAACAACACCACCGTCCCGTCCACCCGCAACTGCAAGCGGTACTCGTTCGTCGCACTCGGCGTGAACGTCATGCAGTAGCTCACCCAGATCAAGAGGTTCGAGCTGGCCAACGTCGTCACGCTCAGCGAGAGCACCGTCGCATACGTGGTCGAGGCGATGGTCTTATCGACAGCCAACGTGGCGCTCACCGTCTGCACCACGTTGGGATCCACCACCTGCGCATTGCTCAGCGGCATCTCACGTCACCTCGGTCGTCAGCAACGACGCCTGCTCGGCCTGCGTCACCGGGCGACACCGCAACGTGTTCCCCGCCGCCGTCTGCCAGTCCAAATTCACGGTATGCGGTCCCGCTGTCACAGGCCCTACCAGCGTGCAAATCGACCCCGACTGGATGCACGTGAAGATCTCTGCCCCCCCAAGAGCGACCGTGTTTCCGTCTACCGTAACGCGGAAGGAGTTTTGCGCAGACAACGACGCGCTGTCCGAGGTCGAGAACGAGGCGCGAATCACCAGAAAGCTGCCCTCCTGCGTCAGGATCTCCTGCGTCAACAGGTTCTCGTAACTGGTCGCCGTGGTCGTTCGATCCACCGCCAGCGCCGTAAACGCCGTCTGCGAGACCAAGACCGGCAGGTCTGGGAAGAGTGGCATCTGTCATCAACCCTTCGTCTCGATGACCACGAGCGACGCATGCTCGGGCTGGTTCGCGATGGTGCCACCCGCACAGCGCAACGTCCCCCCGGTCGTGGTCCGCCACTGGAGCCGCACCGTCTTGGCCCCCGCCGCCAACACCCCGGACACCGCGAACAACGCCCCGCTCTCCGTGACCGGCCACTGCTCGCTCCCGCCCTGCGCCAACACCGTCGCATCCACCACGATCTGGAAGTAGTCCTGCTCCGTCCCGGCCCGGTCCACCGCATTGCTCGTCGCAAAACTCGCGTACACCTCCAACCGCGAGCTGCCCCCCGTCGTGATCGCACAGGTCAACAGATCCACATAGGTGATGGAGGTCGTCGTGGTGTTCGCTGTCAACCGCGCCGAGGCCGTCTGGATGATCCCCCCCGCCTCGGGATATGGAAGATGCAGCCCCATCCTACTGCGTCACCTGCGTCACCAGGGCCGCCCCGTTCGCCGCCGCCCAGTACCCATTGATCTGCCCACTGTACCCAAAGGGCACCTCGTAATAGGCGTTGGGCGTCATGCGCACCGTGTAGGAGGCCGCGCTCGCCCCGGTGCCCAACTTGAGGTACAGGATGGCCGTGCTCGCGTTCGCCACAGACGCTCCCATGCGCGACGCATTCGCGGCCAGCAAGGTCGTATCCGCCACCGCCGCCGCCACGCTCGCCACCGTCGCCGCCGTCGCCGGGGCGTCCCGCATGGCGATCACGCTCTGATCCGAGGCCAACGTCACCGCGAGGCTCGCCGCCATGGCCTTCTGCCCTAACGTCGCAGGCAGCTTCGTAGACACCGCCGAGAGCGTCGTCTCGGTGGACGCGCCCGTCGGAAGGGGCAACGCTGTGGCGTCGATGGTCAACGACCCCCCGCCATCCGCCACTGGCACCGCACTCTGATCCGACGCCAGCGTCACGGGCACCGACCCCGCCATGGCCTTCTGCCCCAGCGTGGCCAGCTTCCCGTCGATGTTACTCAGCGACGTGTTGCCCGTACCCTGAAGCGCCGACGTCGCGGCCCCACTGGGCAACACCGGGGTGTTGTTCGGCGACACGGCGACCACCAACGCGGGATCCGCTGCCACCGCCGCCGTCGAGGCCGCCTTGACCGCCGCCACATTGGTGCCATCGGTGACCTTGGCGGGCCAGCCCCCCGCCGCCGCCGCCGCCGTCCCCTGCGCCGCCGTCACCACGTCCGCCGACGTGAGCGCCCGCACCTGCGTGGGATCCTTGGCCGCCCCGCCGTGCATGATCTGCACATCAAGGGCCTGGTGGTCCGCACCCTCCGCCGTCGAGGTCACATCCGCTGCGGCGGTCGCACCCTTCGCCCCGCCCCGTACAATAGCCTTCTGTGTCCCCCCTGTCAGCGTGGCATCGAGAGCCAACGATCCAGACGTGCCGATGTTCGCTGTGACCGCGCCATCGACCGTCAAACTTCCGCCGTTGTCCGACACCGGGAACGGTCCTGTCCCTGCGTTCGCCGTCACCACATCCGACGCCGTGAGCGCCCGGATCTGCGTGGGATCCTTCGCCGCGCCCCCGTGCATGATCTGCACGTCCAACGCCTGGTGATCGGCGCCCTCCGCCGTCGAGGTCACATCCGCCGCTACCGTCGTCCCCTTGGCCCCGCCCCGCACGATGGCCTTCTGCGTGCCGCCCGTGAGCGTGGCGTCGAGCGCGAGCGATCCTGACGTGCCGATGTTCGCCGTCACCGCGCCATCAACCGTGAGACTCCCGCCGTTATCCGACACCGGGAACGGCCCCGTGCCTGCGTTCGCCGTCACGGTCCCATCGACGGTGATCGACCCCCCGCCATCGGACACCGGCTGCGGCGTCCCCCCAGATACGCCCTGGACCGAAAGCACATCGGCCGAAGGCGTGCCCGCCGTCCCCAGGGCAGGCTGCTTCGCCGCCGTCGCGGCTCCAGTCGGCAGGGGCAGCGCCGTGGCCGACACCGGCTGCGTCGTGGTCCCCGTCGGGTCCACGCGCACGGGATTGGCGACCGTCGCGATCTCGGTCCCCGACGTGTTGTGTAAAATGGAAACTGGAGAGTCGCCCATGCTTTACCCCTTAGCTGATCGCGCGGGTCCGAGAGGTCTCGAACACGCCACTGTAGGACACCGTATCGCTGACCGTCACCAACAGCGTCTCGCTGGCGTCGTACATCTTCCAGGTGATCGTCGTCGGAAATGCGCCAGCATAAGAGATCGTCTTCTCCACGATCTTCTTCTTCCCCGCCCCGGCCTGGTCGTACCAGACGATCGCCGTGGGGAACACCGTCCCCGTCATCTCCCGGTACGCCCCGCTGGCGAAGCCATCAGCGGGACCATGGTCGATAAAATGTATCAGGTGGCGCAGCGCCTTGTGCTGGTCCACCGTGATCCCCTGGCCGCTCACCGTCGCCCACGTCACCGGGCTGTCGTCCACCAGCATCCACACCGAGTTGTCATCGAGCTGGCGGGCGAACTTCCCCACGTCGGCCGGGAGCAGGCCCGTCGCGCCCTCGCGCGTGGCCGTGTCCGTGTACGAAAACGACAGCGGCGCATGGATCTGCTCGGGGATGAGGTCTTTATGGAGCGAGGTACTCGGCATCACGGCTCCTTCTTCACGATGAAACGACCCTGGTTGTTATACACCAGCCCGCCCCACGTCGTAATAATCAAGATCCCCGGATCGAACGCGCTGGCCTCCCCCTCCAACAACTGGGTCAGCGTGTATGGCCCCCCCGCCACCTTGTCCGCGAAAAGCATGTCGTCGGTCGCGTCATCCCGCCCGATCCACACGTCCTCATCGTCCGAGGTCGTGCTCTGGATGGTGACCCCGTGCGCGTCGAGGTAGTCCTCGCTGGGATCCGTCGAGGTCGGCCCGAAGTCCGTCTCCACGCCCCCCGTGCCGGGATCCTCAAGCTTGAGAGGCTGGACGCGATCCTTAGCCACGATGCCTCCTAGTCGATGACGTGCGCATGCGTGCGCCGCTGAAGGACATTATACACAGTCATCGGCGAGACACAGAAGATCTGGGCCAGGTCGCTCGCGGAATGGGTGCCCTGTGCCATCGACGTGCGGATGTACTGTACGTCTTCATCCAAAAGGAAATAATTGCGCCCGCGCCCCTTCATAACCTTGTCCTGCATGTTTTCAGCCTGCGTACCCAGTGACAAATGCGCTGGATTCACACACGACGGATTGTCGCACCGATGCAAGATCACCCGCCTATCAGGAATTGATCCGTTATGAATCTCCCAAGAAACACGATGCGCCAGCAACTTCCGCTTCCGCTCCGAATCGTAAATCATGCCATACCCAATCCCATTCGTGCTACCCATCCACGACCAGCACCCCTCCCCGCGCTCCACGTACTTCCAAAACCGCTCCTGCACAGGAACCGCATCCGGCCCCGTATGCGACCCATTGATCCGCCGCGATGTTAGGATCTTCTGGACGTGCTCAGCGGATAACGTCACCCCGCTATGCCAGTGCCGATCCCCCTTGTAAGTCCGGCTCTCCTCGAAAATCCCCAACCGCTTCAGTTGCCCCAAGATGCGCCTGCGCGTGGTCCCAAAGTGATCCGACAACGCCTGCGGCGACTTGCCACCCTGATACAACGCGGTCAGCTCACCCGCATCGACGTCCTGCGTCTTGAGCAACATGATGGCCTCCTTACGCGACCGCACCGGAATGCCGTGCCGCCGCAGCTCCTTGCGCACTGAATTTGGAAGCACACCGATCTCTGTACCGATCTCAACAGCGCTGCGCTGCTCCTCCACATAACGCTGCAACAGGAATTCACGAGTCAGGGTGGGCATCTTCTCCTCCTTGGTTTTTCAGAGGAGAAGATACTGAGCGGGTGTTTCTAATTTGTCAATGGTAACTAGGCGGAATTATATCTTTTTCCCCATGTATTGCTTCTGGACTAAGAGAGATCGCACCGCGCAGGTGAAGCCCATCTGCATGACGTGCTTGCCACCGCCCGGCACGACTTTGGTCAGGCCGCCCGTGGCCGCGACGTACCAGCGGTCGCCCATCGTCTGATCGGACCCGAACACCGCCGCTGCCACGCCGTCGATCACGACGGGGCAGGTGAACCCATCCGCCCCGCCGAGGTGCGCGATGCCGCACGCGAACGCCTTGGCGTCGGTATCGGCCCGCGCCTTGGACACCTTGCCTGCGGCTGTCAGGTAGACGGGATCGCCCAGGGCGATGGCCCCGTCGGCGACGAAGTCGTACTCCACGCGCTCGGACTCGCCCGCGCCCGGATGGCTATGCAGCGTGGTCGAGCTGCCGTCCACCAACTCGGTCAGGTTGTCCGCCGTGACCAGCGGATCCACCGCTGTCCCGCCGATGGTGAACGACGTGGGGAGGCCCAGCACCTTCACGCCGTCGGAGGTGAGCCCCAGGGTGGCGTCGCTGTCCGTGTTGTCCACGAGGATCGTGAGGCCGTAGGTCGAGGTCTGGTAGCGCGCCAGACCACCGGCAGCCGCCACGGCGACCCGCAGCTTGCCCGAGGCGGTATCCGCATCGAACTCCAAGCCGGACTTCCGCGAAGCCGTCGGGGCGCCCGCCCCTTGCGCATCCGCGTTGCCGTCGAGTTCGACGTAGACGCTGTTCACGTCGCGCTTGAGGCCCTGGTCGTAGGTGAGCCCCGGTGCCCCGCTGAACTGGGCGAACTTCAGCGCCGTGGTCTCCATCGTGATCGGCAGTGGCGTCACGAGGGTCCAGCCCGTGTTCTTGAGCGTGCTGCCGTCCGTGACGAACACGTACAGGCCGGTCGCCATCTCGCCCGCCGCCGCCTGGTCCGCGTCCGTGGCGCGCGTCAACTGGAAGGCCACATCGACGCCGTTGCCCAGCGCTGAGACGGTGTACACGCCGTTGTCGATATCCGCCGTCGCATCGTCGCCCCCCTGCATGGACACCAACACGCGCTGCCCGATCGTGGTCAGCAGGTACCCGTCGATGGTGTTGTGCGCCACGGTGAAGTCCGGCGCGGTCAAGGTGTGCCCGACGCCCGTGCCGCCGCCCGACACGTAGCTCGTCAACTCGGCAGGCGTCTTGACGATGACCGCCTCATGGGGCGTGAGCCCCGAGGCGATGGCATCCACGTAGTTCTTGTTGACCGCCGAATCGCCCTCGGTGGGGTACGAGATGTTCTTGACCTCGTTGCCGCCGAGGTCGATGTCGCCCCCGAAGGTGGTGCTGGGCAACTGGAGGATGTCCGATCCGGTCGTGGCCGGATCCAACTCGGACGGATACCCATCCGCATGCAGCTTCAGGACATAGATGTTTGCCATGATGCAACTCCCTTGGCAGCGGCACGCGGCACGTTGCCTCTACGACGAGCGACCCTCCGGCGTCTCCGCACGGTGCCCGTCCATGTTTTTCGACGGATCCACGATTCGGTTCAACGTCCCCACATCGGGGTTGAACGTGTACTCACTCAAGACGATCCCATAGGCGCGTTCGATGTCCTGTTGCACCCCCAGGTACGCCTCCTTCGCCCGCGCCATCTCCTGTACCAACTGCGCCAGCGTCGTCGTCCGGCGCTGCGTCAGCTCCCGGATCTGACTATCAAAAGACAACGTGTACGCGGTCTGTTGCGACTGCAACTTCTCCACCACCATCTGAGCATAGGCCAACCGCAACACACGCACATGGTCCACGATCCCTCCCATCATCGGCGGGAAATCCGCCGCATCAGGGGGCAACGTGGGCTCTAGCACCGGCAGCACATCACTGACCCGTCCGACCAGATCGGCATCGGTCTTCGCGCCCCCCACCGTCGGGAACAACTTCACCCGCTTCGCCAACTTGGCTAGACTATCTTTCCTCGGCATCACACCCTCCTTCAACGTGCTCGCACGCAACCTTCAACCCATGTCATCCACTATTTCCCTTGCCACAACACTAGGCATATCAGCGTCAACCAACAAGCGTGCCTTCCACCGTGATCATCACGCGCGCCGTCGCCGTGGTGTCTGCGCTGGTCACCGTGCCGTATAGCACCGCATCCCCCGCAATGGCCGGCATGACCCCACTCGCGGGCGCGAGGGGCAAGCTCTTGCCCGCCGCCGTGACGCCCGTCAGCGCCGTCGCCGCAAGGATGTCCACCCCGCTCACTGTAGTGCCCACGGAAACCTCCGCATCGCCCGTCCCCACGGTCAGGCCCGTCGCCACGAGGCGCGAGGGCACGAACTTGCGGGCCTTCTCCCCCTTGAGCTGCAGCGTGAAGGCGCCCGTCCCACCCGTGAGGACGCTGGCCGCCACGGCCGCGACCTCGATGACCAGCTTGCCGCCCACGCTGGGCACCTCGAACAGCATCGTCTGGGCTGCCGCCGAAGCGTCGGGATCATCGCTGAAGTGGTGCGTCGGATTGAACAACTCGAATCGCTTGTCTGGCATAACGGCCTCCTGTTGGCCCAGACGCCCGTCACGTCGGGGACGTTGTCACCCTTGCACAATAGCCCGTTGCGTCAACTGACCCATTTCACCCGTTAAAAATAGCACGTCCCCCGCCACCGGTGCACCGATTCTCTGGACAATTACCGCGGCAACGTAAGAACCAGGACAGGTCTGCGTGGGGCGCCCATCGAGCCCCACCCACACGAGGCGCACCGGATTGAGCCCACTGTAGAGCCCGCGCACCATCCCCACGCGCTGCATGATCCCCGTCGTCGGCGTATTCTTGCGAATCAACACCCCAATCGCGGGCATCCGCGTCCCCTGTGTGGGATCCGCCCGCGTCACGCGCCAGCGCCCCGTCCCGGTCGCGACGTCACGCAGCGCCAGGCAGTCGCCCACGGCATCGCTCGAGAGGCAGGCCACCGGGATGGCCTCCTCCGCGTCGGTCCCGAAGCCGAAGCGCGCAACAACCGCCACACTGCGCCCCTGTCCGCGCCCGCCCTATGGCAGGCGGCGCTCCGGCGCGAAGTGCTCGCGCCGCTTGACGTTGATCGTCCACGCCACCGTCGTCGGCGTGTCCAGGACATTCCCGCTGCGGCCCACCTTCACGACGTCCCAGTAGTGCTCGAACACCGCCACCACGTCGTCCTCCTTGGGGGTCGCGCCCATAGGGGCCGCCTGCTCCCAGGCGAGGGCCGCCACGCGTAGGATCGCGTCGTACTCGACCTCCTGCCCCTCCTCGCGCACGCTGGGCTCGCGGTTCTCGCTCTCCTGGTACTCAACTAGGCACACCACGTCAAAGGGCGCGAACCAGCCCCAGGCCTCGCGGCCCGGCGCGGGGCCCCCGCCGTACACGGGGTCGCTCGGCTCGTTGTAGAGCGCGTCCACGTGGGCCCCACGGTTCAGGCGGTAGTACTCCGCCGTCGGGCCCGTCATGGCCTGCCGCTCGGCCTCCAGCTTCTTGAGGTAGGCCGCATCCTCCGCGCCCCGGCACTTGATCGGCACGCGCGCCCCCTATGCGTCGAGCAGGTCTTTGGCCAGCGCGGTGAGCCGCTGCACCACGTCCGGGCGATCCCGCAGCACCGCCGGCATCACGTGAACCGAATACTGCTCGGTCTCCGGCACCAGCGACAGCTGCACCTGCCCCGGCAACAGCCAGATCAGCGCCGTGCTGTAGAGCACCTCGGCCTGCTGCCCCATGGGAAAGCGGAAGACCAGCTCGCCGTCCGCCCACTTGCCCTGCAAGTTCGGCATCGGCTTCGCCTGCACGAGCTTGTTGTCGCCGTGCCAGTACTGGTCGCTCTGGGGCGCGTCCGGCACCTCCTGCAAGAGGCGGCTCGGGCCGCCCCGCTCCTCGCGCGGCACCGGGGCCACCGCGTCCCCAAGGGCCGCCCGGACATCCGGGGGCAGCGCCGCGTAGGCCGCGTCCACATCGCCCATCCAATCATGCACCGGCAATACCATGGTCACACCTCGCCCTGCGCATGCGCATGCGCAGTGTCGTCATCCCATAAAGAGCGGGATCGGCGGCGCCAGCTGGCGCGCCTTCTCCTCGCACTTGTCGATCAGCTGCTGCGCATTGCTCAGCAGCGTGTCCCCGTTCATGCTCGTCGACCCGCTCGCCGTTGGGATCTCCGCGAACTTCGTGCGGATGTACCCGAGCGTCTCCATGGATTGCGCCAGCGCGTAGTCGAGGAGCAGCTGCTGCTCGTAGCCCTTGAGGTAGCTCAGCGCGATCGTCGTGGCCAGGTAGAACACCATCACGCGCTCCCCGCTCGCCGGGGCCGGGCTCACGATCAGCTTGCGCCGCGCCCGGTCGTAATCCCACGCGCGCTCCGCGCTCAGCAACCGCTTGCCCAGCTCTAGGTACTGCATGCGCTGCGCGATGTCGACGTAGCCCTGGTTGGGGGACAGCGCCATGAGATCCGTCGCGTTCACCTCGACGCCCGCCCACCGGAACATGTCAAACAGGCTGTCGCTCTGCGCCTCGAACACAACGTCCACGGGGACCTCGCAGTCCACCGGCAGATCCACCTCCGAGCCGTTGGTGAACGTGATCACCGTCGCCTTCTGGTGCCCCACCCACTGCTGGAGCCACAGGGAGGCGCGCATCACGGCGTCCGCGAGCTGGTCGTCCGTCAACTCGACGCAGACCACGCCGTCGCCGAGCTTGCGCTTGATGTAGTCGTGCACGGCCTGCTCGGTGAGTGCCATCGAGGCTCCTTACTGGGCGCCCAGCGCGTCCATCGCCGCCGCCGCATCGGTCACAGCACCCTCCGCGTCCGCGCCCTCCGCCTCGGCCTCCTCGTCGCCCGCGCCCTCCGCCTCGGCCTCCTCATCCCCCGCCGCATCCGCCGCGGCCTGCGCCGCCTCGTCCGCGACCTTGGCCGCCTCCGCCGCGTACTTGCCCACGACGCCCATCACGGCCTTCTGGATGTTGTCCACGATGCCGTAGAGGTCCTCGGCCGGCGCGCCGCCCCGCTTGAGGGCGCCCATCGCCGCCTCGCCCACGGCCGCGAGCACGAGCTGCACGCCATCCTCGCCGAACTGGGCCTGCGGGGACACCGCCTGCTGGATGTCCGTCGGGAGATCCTCCGCCGACACCGGGCTGTCGCCCTCCGGCGTCTCCTTCGCGCTCTGCTCGCGCAGCACCGCGCGGTCCACCCAGAGGTGGCGCGGCACGTCCCCCTCGGGCGCGCGCGGCAGGAACAGGTAGACGTCCTCCCGAAAGAAGCCCGCCCCGTTGCCGCCCCGCACCACGAGGCCCACGGGCGAGGACATCTCGACCACGCCCTCCGCCACGGGGTACCCGAGCCGCGTCACCACGGTCACGCGCTCCCCCGCACCCAGGGTGGCCGCCGCCACCGCCCCATCTAGGCGCCTGCGCCCCATCGCCTAGCTCCTGCGCCGCGCAGCCCGAGCCGCCTTCGCAACATCCTCAGGCGCTGCTTCAACAACCGGCGTGGACTCCAGATCCGGCGCTGGGGCTGGTTCCGGCTCCGGGGCTGGTTCCGACTCCGGGACTGACACTGGTTCCGGATCCGGGGCTAGCGCTGGCGTAGCCAGGGGCACGACCGCCACAACGGCCGCCTTGAACTGCGCGGCCGCATCGTACACCTCGACCAATAGCCCCGCCTGGACCCACTGCCCCAGATCGTACGCGGTCTCCACGACCTCGCCGGGCCGCACCATGACGTCCTTGCGCACCGTCACCGCATAGGAAAGCCCCGGCCGCGTCTCCTGCACGTTTACCGCAAGCGACTGCGCCTTGACCCCCTCAGCCAGTTTGTATTTCATCACAACCGCTCCTCGTCATGCGCCCCGCGTAGGGCCTGCGTCTTTGCCCACTATAGCCGCCCCCGCGCGCCTTGTCTAACAAGCACGCGCCGCACCCCCTCGCGGGGGCGGGCCGGCAGGCTGGAATAAACGAGGGGAAATCACGCCGCAATGGCGCGAGGATGGCTCAGAAGTTCGAGGTCACGGTCGGGAGCCCGCTGACGGTCACGACGCCGTAGTACTCCGGGCGGAGCAGCTTGGTGGCGAAGCGCGAGGCGAAGCCCTTTTTGAAGGTGAAGGTGTGCGGGTCCTGCCAGGTCGGGGTGACCTGCAGCGGGATGTACGGCGCGAACACGTAGCCCGCGTCGAGGAAGTTGGCACCGCGGAGCCCGACGAGCACCTTGTTGTCGTCCAGGAACGGATCCTGGTAGACCGTGAACTTCCGCATCATCGTGCCGACCATCTGGATGCCGTAGTCGCTCGTGAGCGGCCCGTAGCTCGGGGGCACGATCTGGCTGGCCCCCATGTCGAAGTCGTGGTGGCTCGTGAGCTGGCTGAGCAGCGACACGACGGCCGGGCTGGCGACGATGAAGTTCGCCGGCGCGCGCAGCGTGGACTTGTGGATCTTCGCGGCCACCGCGTCGATCTGGGTCAGGAACGAGCGGATGTTCTCGATCTCGCCCGGCACCGTCGCGCTGTAGCTGAAGGTCGCCTGGTGGGCGGCGCCCGCCACGAGGTCCGTGATGACCTTGCGGTCGATTTCCAGGGCGATCTCGTTGCTCAGGCCGGCGACCAGCTCGGCCTCCATGTTGAGGCCGTGGAGGGCCCGCAGGTCGTCCATGGCTTCCTGCGACCAGCTGGCGCGCAGCTTGTAGGCCTCGGCCGTCACGGTCGACATGGCCATGTCCATGGACACGCCCGGCACCGCGGCGCCGGAGGTCGTGTTCACGAGTTCCCAGTTCACGTAGTACTGGGCATAGATGACGTGGTTCGCGCTGAAGTTGCAGCCCGCGCCCCCCGCGGTCTTCGGCGTCAGCGTCCAGGCGCCCGTGGAGGCGACGAAGGTGCCAACGGCATTGCCATGGTTGTCGGTGAGGGCCGTGGAGCCGCCCGTCGGGTCGAGGGTGGCGACCTTGTTCTCGCTGCCCGCCTCGACCGTGCGGTAGAAGAGCTTCACCGAGAAGGTGCGCTGGCCGCTGGTGCCCGGCGTGCGGATCGGCTTCCAAGCCGGGATGCGGCAGTTGCCGGCGCCCTGGTTGAGGGTGCCCGTGGCCGCGCCGGTGTCCGTGCAGAGCACGTCGTAGTCAACGTACTCGGAGGCGTAGTTCTTCGCGAAGTTGCGGATGAGGGCGTCGCCCGCGCTCAGCTCGCCGTCGTAGCCCTGGCTGTAGGGATAGTCCGTGATGCCGTTGGCCGGGATCTTCGAGCCCTTGCGGCCCTCGTACTTGTAATCCCAGGTGAAGACCGCGCCGACCGGGGCCGACAGCGGCTGGACCGACGTGATCTGGTTGGCGATCAGGTTGGGGAACACCCGGCGCAGCACCGGGAAGATGTACTTGGTGAACGAGCCGACGTTCGTGCTCAGCGCATCCTCGCTGAGGTTCTTCATGTACGTGGCCTGGTTCTCCAGGAGGATGGCGGCGACGCCCTTGGTGTAGGGGTTGCGCACGCCGTCGGTGCCCTCCAGCAGCTGGCCCCACTTGCGGCTGAGCTGGGAGACGTAGGACTTGTCGGCGACGGTCTTGCCGCCACTCTCGGTCAGGATGTTGCGAGCTTCCATGGGTCAGTTCCTCTCGTTGCGATCAAGGTCGTTGTTGTGATGCCGCGCCCCGTGCCCGCCCTCATGACAGGCCGGAGAGCTGCCGCATCATTGCGGGGTCCAGGCCGAAGTCGGCCAAGTCGCCCGCGCCCGCCGTGCCTGCCCCGCGTGGGGCCACGGCCTCCTCCTCCAGCGTCGCCGGCCGCGCCTGGGCCCGCGTCAGCTGCGCGCGCATGCGCTCCAGCTGCCCGTCGCCCATCGTCGTCCGTCCCCGCTGCCGCACCAGCCGATCGACCTCATCTGTGCTCGCAACGCCCTCTAGCAACTCAATCAACTCGCGCCCGTTCGTCAACCCTGCGACGCTCTCGGCCTTGTACGCCGCGAGGTCCGCCGTGGCCCGCGCCTCGGCCAGATCCCGCTGTAGCGTGGCGACGCGCTGCTCAGCTCCCCGTGCGCGCGCCTCCAGGCCCTCGCCGCCTTCAACAGCCAGCTTCAACTGCATCTGCTTCTCGGCCAGTCTCCCGTGCAATTCCTTCGACTCCGCGAAGAGCCGCTTGCGCTCGCCCTCCCAGCGCCGCGTGGCCTCGGCCAGCGGGTTGGGGGCAGGGGGCAGCACCTCTAGCTGCCGCAGCACGCCACGCACGCGCGTGCGCACCTCGGCCTCGTCCTCTAACAGCCCGGCGTCAGCCAATAGCTCGCGCGCCATCGCCGCATGGGGATGGTTCGCCACGAGGCGCTCCGCCAGGAGCTGGTAGCCTGCCTCGCGGGCCACCCCGCGATAGGCCTCCGCCTGCTCGCGCAGCCCCGTGATCTCCGCGCGCTGGGCCTGCAGGGCCGCCGCCACGTGGTCCTCGGGAACCGTCGGCAGGTAGGGCCGCAGGAGCTGCGCCACCGTGGCCAGCACGGCGCCCGCGCCGTCTGCCTCAGCCTCCTCGCGCAGCTCGGCCCGCACCTCGGCCCGCAGCCCCTGTAGGGCCTCGAGGAGCCCGCGCTCGAAGCGCTCGCGCTCCTCCTCACGGGCCTCCACCACCGCCGCCTCAACGTCCGTGCTCGCCGCCGCCTGAAGCTGCGCCTGCGCCTTCGCCAGCGCGCGCTCCACCATGCCCTCCTCCAACGCCGCGAGGGCCTCGGGGATCTGCGCCTTCAGGCCCTCCGCATCGTACGGATCGTTCACATCCTCCGTGAATACCTCGGGGTACGCCGTCTTCATCGCAGGGTCTGCCACGAAGTCCCACGTCTTGAGGTTGTAGTCCTCGCAGACGTCCTCGCCGTCCCCGGTCTCGCTCGGCTTCGTGCTCCCAAAGCCCCGCGAGCTGACGCCAATCTCCACCCGATGGCGCATCAGCGCCGCCAAAATGCGGCCGTTCGGCGTATCCAAGATCTCGGCGGCCCCCATCACACGGCCATCCTCCTCGACCCGCGCCTCGGTGATCAGCGCTGCGGCCTTCATCAAGGAAGATTTTCCCGATTCTGGATGATCGAGTTCACTGAGCACGCGCCGCCGCTTGATGTCCTCCTGGAGCTTCTTGACCTCGCGCTCATAGATGGCCTTGGGATAGCGCCGCCCGTTCTGCGTCGGGGTGTCGTAACGCCCAAACTCGCCGCGCGCTACGAGCTTGCCCGTGCCCTTGTCCTCGGTCAGGGTGAACGTCGTGGTGATCGTCTCAGTCAGCAGCTTGCCGCTCATCGCGTCCCCTTCTTCAGCCCGGCCTCGCGCCGGAGCGCCATCCGTACCACCTGCCCGAACCGCACCCGCCGGCTGGTCTTACGCGGCCCGCGGTCGGTCAAGCGAAAGACACGGTCAGCGGGCCGCACTCCCATGAGCGCCTGCCGCTGACCGGCCGTCCGTCCCTTCCACTGCGGGCCCTCTAACAGGCCAGCCCGCGTCAGTTTCCCGACTCGTCCTCGTCGTCCTCGTCGTCGCCCTCTTCGCCGAGGTAGTCGAAGTCGACCTCGCCGTCCTCGATCGACTCCATGATGCGCGTCACGAGGTTGAAGCACGGGGCCAGCGTGGCCACGAACTCGTCCTCGTTCAGGGCGTCCTCGACCAAGGTGCCCGCGTTGGCGCGCTCGATCACGGGGATCAGCGCCTCCTCGAGCACGGCATCGACCTCGGGGGAGTCGTACATCTCGGCCATGAGGGTGAAGATGTTGTTCAGGCGCTCCACGATCTCCGCCCGCGTCCCGGCCTGCACGCGGCTCTCATGGAGCACGCTGCGGAGGTCGTTCGCGATCTCGCTGTCCGCCGAGGCGCCCAGGCTGCCGAAGCCGCCGACGGGGCCGCGCTTGCCGGCGCCGAGGAGCTTGCGGAAGGGCTTGGCCGCGATCCGAGCCGCGAGCTTGTTGCCGCGGGCGCCTAGCTTGGCCGCGCGGATCTTCTGCACATTCTTGTACCAGGCCTTCGCCTCACGCTTTACGTCCGCGCGCTTGTCCTGGGCCTTGTGCGTCTTGCGGCGCTTCTTCGCCTTGAGGTTGGCCATGCGGGCCTTGGTGCCCGTGCGGCGGTGCTTCGTGGTCATCCGGCCGCTCTTCGCCCCGAAGGTGCGGAAGGCCATGCCCTCTTCGAGCTTGCCCTTCGTCCGCAGCAGCATCTCGACGACCTCCTGCGCGCGCGCCGTCAACGCGGCGTCGCCCTCAGGCAGGTCCTTCTTGCCCAGCTCCTCGAGCAGCGCATCGAGATCCTCGACGCTCATGTTCTCGAAGGGGAGGGCCGCGATCCGGTTGAACAGCTCGCGCGTCACCACGGGGCCCTCAATCGGGTCGTGGGCCTCGGTCTGCGCCTGGCCGCTCACCGCGATGGTGTCGAGGCGCTTGACGCCGCCGCCCATCACGCTGTCCTCGGTGAGGACGTTCATGCCCGCGAGGGTGCGCTGGTCCTCGACCATCGTCGAGAGCCCGAGGGCCGCCATGTCCTGCTCAAACGTGCTGTCAATGATCCGTTGTGCCATCGTCGCCGTCTCCTTGTTCGTTGGGGTCGCGGCCCCGCCCTGCGAGGTAGCCCGCGACGATCATCATGTGCCTGGCCCGCTCCGCGCACGTCCCATGCGCTCTTGCCATCCGCGCGACATCCCGTGGGGTGTCCTCCAACATCAACCGTTCGGCACGTGTGAGCGCGGCCACCATGGCCTCCGCCTCGCCGATCAACGAACTCCTGATGGCGTCCAGGTCCGCTTCGCCCTTATCAAATCGCACGGATCGGCCCTCGTCAAGGATTTGGGCGTACGCCGCCTTGAGCCCCTCGACCGCCATCCGCAGTTCCCCCACCGGGATCCCCGCGTCGGGGCGCCCCACAAAGAGCCCCGGATCGGGGACGCGCGCCTCGCGCGCCCGCACCTCGCCCCACATGCGCCGCCGGATGCGCTCCGCATCCGCCATGTACCAGCGCTGCCATGCCGCGTCCTGCGCCGCCTCGATCTCGGCCACCACATCGACGAGCCAGTAGCGCTCCCCCGCCTCGACGAGGTGGGCCAGGTCGCGCATGCGCGTGCGCGACTCGGGGCCCGCGCACCGCCCCTCAGCGACGTCCCGCACGAGGGCCCGCACCTGCCCCGCCACGTAGCGCGGGACCTCGGCCTCGCCCAGCGCCGCCACCGCATAGGGCGCGTGCCCCCGCAGCGCAACCACGCCGTCCGCGCAGACATAGTCCACGCGCGCAAATTGCTCTGCGTCATCCACAACGACCGCGCGATCCGCCCACGTCGCGATGGCCCGCACGGGGCGCCGCAGGACCACGCTCGCCGCCCGCTCGATCTGGTCGATCAGCGCCTCGTAGCTCCCCGCCCGCATCTCCGCCAGTTGCGCCTCGGTAATGTACATCGCCTAATCCGTTCTGCTATAGCCGGCCGCACGCCGATCCCGCCGATCCCGCCGCGCCTGCCGCTCCATCGCCCGATCGATCCCCTCGACCCGCGCCGCCATGCGCTCCGTGAGCCGCGTCACGCGGCTGTGCTCATTCAGCAGGCGGTCCAGGCGCGCCTTTACCGCCGCGTCCCCATCAAGGGCCCAGCCCCGATCCTCGACCCCCTCGGGCACCCCCGCCTCAGCTGCCCCCGCCTCTGGCGGCATCCCGCCCTCGGCCCCCATCGGGCCCATCACGGTCTCGGGGTACTCGCGGATGATCTCCGCCTGCGTCGCCGCGTCGCCCTTCATGGACCCGCGCTTGTCCTTGCGCGCCTCGTCCGTCACGTAGATGGCCTCGTCCTGCGAGAAGCCAAACACATGCTGGAGGATCCAGGGCTGCGGCACCAGCTCGCCCAGGCCCTGCGCGAGCTGCGCCTGCTGCAACCGCACCTCCAACTGCGCCAGCTCGAAGATGTACGAGGGCACCGTCATGTGGAGGTCGAAGGCCACGCCGTCAGGGTCGATACCGAGGGCCGCGAGGTGGATCCGGCAGATCTGCTTCACGCCGTTGCGCACCTCGCGCTGCACCCGCATGGCCGCCCGCGCAAACCGCACGTCGTCCCCGCTCGCGATGCGCCCCGTGGTCTCCTCCATCCCGAGGAGGCGCTTGGGGGTCTGCGCCGCGGCGAGCACCTTGTTGCGGAAGTACTCCAGGATGTCGAGGTCCTGCGAGTCCACGCCCTGCAGCACGTCCACGCGCGTCGAGTCCTTGCCCCCGCGCGTGGGGAGCCAGAGATCCTCCAATCCATTGCCAATATTGTAGCGAAAGTCGATCTGCCCCGTGCTCGGGTTAAAGACCTTCTTGCGCGTGTACTGCTGCTGGATCTTCTTGACGTGCGCCCACCCCTCGGCCGGCGGCAGGTCGCCCGTGTCAATGTAAAAGGCGTTCCGCGAGGGCCCACGCGTCAGCTTGGTCACCAGCGCGGTGTCCTCCATCATCATGAGGCGCTTCCAGGCCCAGCGCCCGCCATCGAGCACGCTCACGCCATAGACCGCCGTGGTGTCCTTCTGCCGCAGGCGCCAGTGCACAACCTCCCAGGGCTCGAAGACCACGCACCCATTGACGGGCTTGCGCTGGTCACGCGCGATCTTCAATGCCGCATCGAACTCGCGCTGCATGAGCTTGAACTGCCCCGTGGGGTCCTGGATGAAGCCCAGCGTGGTTCCGTGGTTGTCCTGCACGCGCCGCATCGTGGGGGGCGCCAGGAAGTTGATCCCGACGACGCCCATCTTGCCCACGAGCACCTCGCCGAAGCGATTGCCGTACTTGGCCAGCGTGCGGGCGAGCCCATGCACATCGTCCTCGACCCGCAGGCGCCGCGTGAGGAGGTCCTCCAGCACGTCGCGCACCAGCTTGTCCTTCGAGGAGGCCCAGATGCTGCGCCCCGTGTTGCTGTCCGGGATCGAGGCGTCGTCCGCGTAGAGCGTGAAGATCGACGAGGTGAGGTCATAGTCGTCCATGTCCTCAGAATCGCGGTACCGCTGCATGAGGTCGTCGGAGAGCTGGAGGGCCTGCGCGACGGGGCTGTTCGCATCGAAGTTGCCGCCGGTCTGCAGGGCGAGGGCTCCTACATAGCCATCCTTGGCGAGGAGGGGGTTGTCCTGGTGCTTGCCCGCGATCTCAGCGCCCTGCGTCACGCCGCGGGGCGCCGTGGGGCCCTCCTGCGCCGGGCCGGATCCGCGCCCCAGCCACCCCCGGATCTTGCCCCAGAGGCCGTCGCCCTTGCCCCCGGCATCGGTCGCTTGCTGCTGCTTGGGATCCGCCATCTAGTTCCCGACGCGGGGGCTGCCTGCTTTAGCTGGCAGCGGAAGCGCCGTCCTCCATGTTGCAAACGTGACGAACCGACAATCGTTTGGCTTAATATCTCGCGTTAACCGCTTTCCGCTTTGCAACGCATGCAGGCTGACGGGCAGCGCGTTCAGTTGGCTTCGTACGACCAGATCCTTCGATCCACTCTCGCCTACGCTAGTCTTCCGTTTAACTCGCTCGTTTCGCACTGGCTCTGCTACTCCTCACAAGCCGCCCGCTTTAGCGGACGGTGGTTGACGCCTCACGCTCCTCGCGCCTAACCCATCAGGAAGGGCAAAATGGGGATCTCGCCGTCGCCCTCGGGGCCCGGCTGCCCGGTCACCCACGCGAAATCCTCGGCCTCTGCGCGCCCCTCGCCTGGTTGTAGCACCCCCAGGGGCACCCTCGGAACTTTTTTGATGAGCCCCGCTACAACGCCAGAAACACTATCAGCGCAGTCCTTGCTGCCCGCCACACTATGATCCACCTTGCCCCGCAGACGATCATGCTCCAGGGCCTTCAGCTCAAACAGGAGAGGCGCGTGCGGGTACAGCTCGATCCGCCGCTCGTAGATCGCACTGCGTAGGGCCTCATAGGGCACCATCGTGGCATCCACACTGAGGATCTCCGAAGCCACCCCGCGCCGCCGCATCGCCTGCAACGTATCGGCCGACTGATAAGAATCTGTAGAGAACCCAATGAGGGAGAACCCGTGCGCCTGGAGGTCGTAGACCACCGCCCGGATGTCCGCGAGCTGGATCTGCTCCCCCGGCGGGGGCCGCACCTGCAACACGAGGTCGATCACAAAGAACGGCGCGAGGTCCGTGTAGTGGTCCCCCTCAGGGGTCCGCCGCACCACCTCTACCCAATGCGCAATGTGTCCCATACAAATCCCCGTTGCATCCCCTGACAGCGAGGTGTCGATGTGCACGTAGCGCAGGGCCCGCGGGTTGCGCAGGGGCGTCCAGGTCTCCTCCTCGAACCCGCCCGGGAGGCGCCGCACCGCGGCCTTCGCGAGCTTGTGCCAGTGGATCACCAGGGGCTCCCCGTACTGCCAGGTCTGGCGGTCGGCGGGGTGGCTCCGCTGGGGGTCCACCGCCTCCTGGATCTTCTCCGTGCGCTGGATGAACACGCTGATCGCCGTCGTGGGGACGCCCGCGATGTCGCGGATCGCGTCCTCCAGGTTGGACTCGAAGTCCACGCGGTACTCCTCGGGCACCGCGATCACGCGCGCCTCGTCAGGCAGGGTCTCCATGTTGACCGCCTCGTCAGGGGCCAAGATGCGGCTGCGCAGGGAGCTGCCCCCGCAGAGCACGCGGAAGGTGCGCCCGCTGAAGGAGCCCGGCGGCTTGACCTCCCACGTGGCCATCTCCATGGCGTAGATCGAGGGGTCACGGTGGGCCGCCGCGAGGCGCCGATCGATGAAGCTCCCCACCGTGTTCGCGCTCGACACCATCACGATCATGCCGGGGAGGTCCCCGCTGGCCTGCACGAAGCGCGACTTGATGCGGCGCTCCAGGGAGCGGTAGGTGACCTCGGCGTGGTCATAGTGCGCGAGGCTCTTCTGCGCGCCGTCCGCCGTGCGGATCTTCTGCTTGGTCGAGCGCACAAAGTTGGTGTTGTGCACCACCACGCCATCCGCCACGAAGGTCTGAAACTCCGTCTCGATCGCGTAGGTCTGCTCCGGTGGCAACGGCATCACCGCCGTCACGCGGGCTAGTCGGAGATCGGCGGGGAGGGCGTCGACACGGATGGACTCGGGTCGGGCACCTCTAGCGGCGGCGCACATGCCATCCATCGCCGCCGCACGCGCATCTGAGCAAGCCCATCCATAAACGCCTGATTGACGAACGGCCCCTCCCATGCGGACGGAACCATGGCCCCGTTGATCACTATCAGGAAGGGATGCCCATGCCGTTGGCAATGATCCCACATCGCAAACAACCTCGCCTGTGCGCGAGGCATGTAAAACGATGTCTTGTCCTTCCCCTCGACCACCACCGTCACACCGTCGGCACGATCCACCTCGAAGTCCGCCACCGTCAAGCGTGGCTGCCCCCCAATCTCGTACGGCACAAACGGCAACTGATCCTCGCCCCGAATTGCCACCACCCCCGGTTGCGTCATCAAGGCCTGCACCAGCAGCAACTCTGCCTCCGACCGACATGGAACCTGTTGCCCATCCGGCCCCGTCACCCAGTGCTTGTACGTCCGCTTGCGATCCCGGATCGCACGCATGTTGCCCTCGGAGATGTTCTGCTTCGATGCCTCCGTGTGCGGCGTGCCCGGCTTGCCCAGCCGTGCCTCGCGCAACCGCCGCTTGTGCTGCCTGCTGAGCGGCTTGCCATAGCGCGGATTGTCCGCACCCCGCATCACGGGCGGGAGGTGCGTGACGCGGCCCTCTGCCCGTGCAGCCCGTGCAGTTATAGACATGGCAGCCCGCCATGCCAACGTGCACCGGCGTTTTGAGGCCTCGCTCATCTTCTGCCTGGTCTCCGCCGAGATGACACGCCCCCGTAACGCATCGCCGATCTTTTGTTTGGTCTCCTCCGAATGTTGCCACCCCGTACGCCGCTTGGCGATCTCGCTCTTGCGTCGCCGTTGTTCCTCGTTCGGGATCCACCCCGGCCGTCCCCGTCGCGTCTCGGACATCTTGCGCCGCGTCTCCTCGCTGGCCGTCCGCCCCGTGTTGATCGCACGCAACTTTGCGCGCGTCTCCTCGGTATGCGTCCGCCCCCGCTGCGCCTCGGACATCTTGCGCAATGTATCCTCGGTATGACGCCGCCCCTTGCCCGCCTCGCTCAGCTTTGCACGCGTCTCCGCCGAGATCTCGCACCCCGCGCGTGCCTCGCGCATCTTCTGCTTGGCCTCCTCCGAGTGCTTCTTGCCCTTGCGCGCCTCGCTGATCTTGCGCCGCGTCTCCTCGCTGAACACGCGCCCCTTGCCCGCCTCGCTCACCTTCGCGCGATGTTCGTCCGTCAGCTTCTTCCCGCGCTTCGCCGCACTGATCTTCTCCCGCGCCTCTGCGCTCAACGTCCCGCCCTTCTTCGGCATCCTGCACCTCAACAACCAGCTCGTCCCCGACCCGCACGTCCCGGGCATAGCGATATACCAGCCACGCCCCGTCGCGCACCAATACCGGGTGGTGCAACGACGGCGCTATCGCCCCCCCGTCATAGGTCAACTCCACGATGGATTGGACGGTCGAGGGACGAATCTCAAAACGGCCATACCGCACACGCTGCGTCGCGTGGTCGAGGCACTTCACCCGCCAATGGGCCCGCTCCTCTGGCGGCATTGCCAACAGGGCGCCCACTGACAGGTTTTCTTGTAACATGCCGCGTTTACAAGGCAAAGAAGAAGTTGATCGAACACACTCGTCTAAAACCGCGCTGAACGCGTTCGTGCCGATGGTGCGTTCCGCCAGGTACGATGCCACGATCAGCTGCACATTGTACGGGTAGAACGTCGCCTCGGTGTGCACATCGGGCTTGAAGTGCTCTTGAAAGTAGGGGCTCAACGCGATCTTGCTATCCACCGCAGCCTTGAGGACCTGCCGCGCCAAGATCAGGTTCTTGCTCACCAACACCAAGGACATCTCGGAGCCCGGCGACATCCCGTAGGAGGCCTGCGGATTCACGAGGCAACTCAACTCGTACAGCAAGCGGCATACAATAATCGACAGGCAATATGTTTTTCCGTACCCCGTGCTGCCCCCCAGGATCACCTCGCGGTAGTGCGCGCCCGGCTCAAAGATCTCGATGAGCTTGCGCCGCAAGATCGGGTAGAGCGTCTGGCAGGACTCCCCCAGGTAATAGGGGTCGTCGACGAAGGTCGTCATGTCGACGGGGGCCATGCGGTAGCGCTTCTCGTAGCACTCGTTGACGATCTCGGGACGCCCCGCCTGCTCCTCGTACAGGAGGGCCTCAAAGAGGCGCCGCTCATCGGGAGGCAGGGCCCCCAGGCGCCGCAGGAGGGCGGCCCGGCGCTCGGCCGGCGTGCGGACGGTCCGCGCGCGCCCCTCGGGGGTGCGGACGATCACGGCGCCGGAGCCTCGGCCTGCCCCGCCACCCCCGCGATGTCGATGATCTCGCCCCCATACAGGTCCCCGTCGTCGTCCACAGCCAGGGCCTTGAACTCCTCCAACAGGGCGAGCACGCGCCCCCGCGCCGCGGGCCGCTGCAGCACGGCCGCCACCTCGTCCCCGAAGCGCTGCTGCACGTTGACCACGACGCTCTGGTTCATGACCACCGACGCACCCTTGCCGCCGTGGTTGAAGCCGTACGCCTCCTTGATCGTATGCATGCGGCAGATCGTGTCGAGGACTAGATGGGCGGCCTGCGCGACCACCGGGATGGGCACCCCCACCTTCTGCTCATAGGCGAGGCCCATGTCCACCCGGCTCTTCAGGATGCGGTACATCTCCTCCAGCCGGCCGAACTCCAACTCCTCGTCCTCCATGCGCTTGCGCAGCCACCCCGCCATGCGGAGCTGCGCGGCCCCCACGAACATCGCGCTGGGCATGTAGTTGGTGCGGTA